GTCGCCGTAGGCCGCTTTTTCGAGAAATGACCCCCATACCCCCTATATTTTGGGGGTGGGCCCCCGCGTTGCAGTCAAAGAATCCCAAATTTTTGAAAACGAGTTTCATGATTTTAGAAAAATGAAATCGGAAAAACTTTTTCAATTTCGCTCGCCGCCGGCGAAACCAACTTCAACCGCGGTTTTGGAATCGTGGCAGCGTTTGCATTTGCCGCCGAGGTTTTCCTCGTCGAAGAAAAATCTAAAATCGCCGCCGTGATCGGCAATATATTTTCGTGCGGAAATTATGTGGTCGGCAATTGTGCTCGGCGCAAGATTGCAGGTTTTGCAAATTGGATCGCGGAACAAAATTTGAAGCCGCGTTTTTTTCCACGCCGGAGTTTTGTAAAGTTTCCGAATTGGATCAGAAGAGCGCGCACTTTCAAATTGTGCACGTTTGGATTCCTGATCGATTGCGTAAGGTCGAATTGCTCGGCTCGGCATTCGCTCAGGTTTCCAGTTCAAACAAATCGAAGTCGGCGGCAACGACTAAAAACTTTTCCGATTTGAAACGCTGCCGAATTTGATCGGCGAAATCGCCTAATCTTTTACCGGCACATTTTCATTCAGGCGAATTAAATAGGATTTTTCGGGAGACATTTCCAAAACTTCTGGTGGCGTTTTGGTCGGCGGCAATTTTGCTGGGAGTTCCGGCGGTAACGCCAAACTGGAAATGCCGGTCAATGCCGCCAGGCGAAAAAGTTTTCGGCGATTGAGATCCATTTTTTTTAGCGGCACCCTCGCGTTTGAAAATCATGTCGTCGGCTTCCCTGATTTCTTCGCGGCGCCGAAAATTGCCTGACTGGCGGCGTCGTCGTCCACTCGCAAGTAGACGCCAGTTGAACTGATCGATTTGTGGCCAAGATAGGCACGGACATTTTCGATTCCGGCATTGCGAATCGTTTGCATTGCGATCGAGTGTTTCAAAATATGCGGGTGTAGCTTGTGATCGGCGATGCCGGCGGCGCGGCCATGACGGCGAATGAGCCGCCAGAAATGCTGCCGGGAGATGTTAAAGATCGGCTGGCCTGGCAATTTCCGTTTGGCGAATCGCAGCAGGGCGGGCTTTTCATTTAGAAGTGGTTCGGGATCCTCGATCAACGGCTGAATCGTTTTCAAACTTCCCTTCAACCGTTGGATGGTGAGATAGCCGTCCTGGACTGACTCGCGCGTAAAGCCGACGATTTCAGAAACTCGCAAGCCATGCCAGAAACCAACCAAAATCATCAGCCAATCGCGTTCGCTCGCGTCCCGGGATTTTGCCAGGAGAGCCAATAATTCCTCGCGCGAGAGATGTTTCACCGCCGAAACCTTAAGGGCGGAAGACCACGCAGGCCGCCGATCGGTACTCCCGTTTCACCAGGCGAAAGAACAGTCGAGCCAATAACCAGCTTCGCAACCCGGTCCGGTGCGGCAGCTGATTGCACCAGCGTCGCGGCGTGTACCATCGCGGCGCCCATGTGCAAATCATTGCTTCCTCAAACACGCATCCGGTAGACGCTCGAAATGGAGGATGGAACCGCTAAACCAGCAGACTTCGACTGTGCCGCTGTGCACGCGAACAACGGTCAATGCGGGGCCGTCGAGGGCGCTTACAAGTCTAACGACCTCGCCGGGTTTGAGATCAACGGGCGTTGGCATGTTAGTGGCGCGTAATTTCTAGCACGGCCTCGCGGGTTGGCACGTCGCTGGAAAAGCCGATGTGAGTGGAGAGAGTTTCGATGTCCTTCGACCAGCGTTCCTCTCCAACCATCCGTGCGACCAAGAGCAGAATCCGAATTACAACTTTCTCGCGCCAGGTCATTCACCCCTCCGTTTTTTCCCATTCGCGCTTGAAGGCCGCGATCGCCCGCGTGAGCCGCGCGACCGCCTTGTCGATGGCGGAAGATTCGACGACCAGCGTCAGGACTGCATCGCCAAGAGAGGCTCTCCGCGCCTCAACAAATCTGGCTGGCCGCACTGCCGGGCGCGTTGTCCGGACTGCCGTTTTTGTCTTTCGCGCTGTGCCGTGCGTTTTATCTCTCATAAACCCCTTATTTTCAGCGGCAGGTTACAGTTCCACATATTGTCACCTCGAGGACGCGTGAATCAGGTGATGCCGCTTGCGCGCCTCTGCCGCGACAGTGACAGGATCCTCGCTACAGATACACGGGCAGTCGGGATTCTTGCACAGATCATGGCGGCAGGTGAGGCAATCGAAACAGATCCGACCGGGCTCTTGCGGCCTGGTGATCTTGAGCTCCGGCCACATGATCAGCCGGGCCGGCGAAACGTCGACGCCGAGACCCCCGCTATTTGCTTGTATGCTCACGAAATTTCCTGAGATCGTCTTTGGTGATGTTGGCCTCACGCAGTCGCTGCAGAACGTCAGCGCGAGTTAGTGTCCCGGCTTTGTACAGCAGCCCCAGGCAGGCGATGAAGCCGAACGTCTCCCCGAGCTTGGCTCGCTCTTCCATGCGGGCCCAGGCTTTCTTTGCCGTGATGTGCCGTACCGTGGTCACGTTGCACCGCCAATAGTGCCGTCGCCGTCATCAGTATGACTATAAGTCCAATCGGGCTTGTTGCTTGGCGATTCTTTGTGGCACCAGTTACTCGGCGACCAACCGCTTCGTGTTCAGGTGCGAAGGCGCCTTCGACCGCATGATAGAGATCGAGCAAGGGATCGGCGCACTCCCCCGGGATGTCAGCTTCGAGTGGCACGGCGTTTTCAACCGAAGAGGAGATGCCAAATCTGGATGGCGGCCCATTCCAGCCCCTTCGCCGCGGCTGCACCCAGGACTGCCATCAGTACGGCATTCTTGATCCGTGAGTTTCTCAGCTGGCCGCGAAGTGTATCGATGTCGCGCTGCTGCGTGCGCAGCTGCATCCAGTTTGCATTCAACTGCGCGAGCAGGGTTGAATTCGACGCGTCGCGGTATTGCGAACTGCGATCGACGCCATCGGTTCGCGGCAGCGTAGCTTTGGGATCCGTCATGGTGTTTCGTCGTGCGTCGCCAGTCGTTTGATGACGGCGCGGTAATTGCCAGGTTGGGCCTCGAGGGTGCTCTTCACGAAGTCGGCGAAGCCGACGTCATCGGTGGTCAGCAGACCCTTGTGATTTTGGTCTTCGCGTCCGCCATCGGGCTTGCCTTGCGTGATCGATACGAGGAAGACGGCGGACATTGCGGCTTTCAGTTCGCGCAGGCTTCATTCGGCATGGCCATGAAACTGTTTGCCCACCGGATGCGATGATCGCCCACTGCTGGTATGGAGTAGTTGATGTTTGGCGGCTTGCACAATGGATTCTGTGTCCTAGCAAATGGCAGCAGATTGCTACCGCCGAGGATCTTGATCGCCGTCGTACCCGCCGCCGGCAGGCCGTGAGCAAAAAGTTTGACGCCCTTGGTTATATCGTCCGGGTCGAGTTGATAGGCGCTGCCCGTGCGAAGAAGGGTTGCAACGTAGGACCGCGATTTGCGGCAGAGGCGAGAATCGACGGCCGGATTGGCCGTCGCCGAGTAGACAGGGATATTCATTTGAGGAGCTTGGGGGGCACCGGCTTACTCGCGCGGGCGGACGATCGTACTTGGCCTAGCTGTCTTTGGGAATGTGGTCGAGCGAGGGACTTGCAACTGCCAGGCCGCAGCCTGGATTCTTGCTTGTTTCCCGAACAATATCCTAATTACGGAAGATGCACAACTTTCGACGTGGACGACATGTGCCCTCTTTTGCTCAGACACGCAAATGATGCGGAAAGTACAGTTTTGCCAGGATGGACCGCGACCAACGGCGGGGAGTAGCTTGTCGTCATTCCCATAACGAAAGTCCCCGCCGGGTCTCGGCTAATGATTGAAATTGCTGCTTTGTTTGAAAGCACTATAACTCACCAGCCATCCTCGCCTTCTTGTCAATCTAAGTTACCAACGGGCCATGGCAAAACTCGACCCATTTTACAAATAACGAACACGACGAATACACGCCGAAAACCGCGCCCAGCGCCGAAAGTGGACGAAAATAACTCTTGACTCGGTCGGGCAAAACACACTTAAATGCACTCCTACGTTTTACGAAAGACGAACTAGGTCGCACTTTCGTGCCATTTAGGACCAGATTGGATATCCCCTATGCTCTCGCCGCTTCCCACTCATCACACCGTCGGGCACGTGGGGTGCCTGGCGTGTGAACAAAAAGGCAAGGTACGGATGCGGGCCGCGTCGTTCGGGCAATTGTTGTTTTCTGAGGCTGTCGAGTATTGGTTGGAGGGCCGAAGGTCCATCTCGGAAGTTACGAAGAGGGATTATCGCGAGTGCATGAAAAATCTCATTAGATTTTTCGGGCAGTTGCCATTGCGCGATATCCATATCGGACATTTGCAGACCTATCAAGAGCAGCGGCGAAAGACCGTTGGCGCTGTTCGAGTCAATCGCGAGCTCGGCGTCGTGCTCGGCGGCACGCTCGATCGCGCCGGTCTCTGGGAAGATATCAAACGGTTTTACGAACCGCTGCCCATGCCCAAACAGCGGCGCGGTATCGCCTTGGAGCCGGAAGAGGAGAGATATCTTTGGCGCGTGGCGGCTGCGAACTCTCGCTGGCGCCTTGTGTATTGGTGCTCATTGCTGGCGCGTAATACATGTATGGGCACAAACGAAATTAGACAGTTGCGGCTCGGGGCTATCGATCAGAAGGATTATCGATGGGTGCGCGTCGAGGAAGGCCTCAAGAACGATTACCGCGAGCGCACCTTGCGATGCAATGCGGATGCCTCTTGGGCATTGCAGAATCTAGCGGAGCGCGCGGCGAGTCTCGGCGCCTACATGCCGCAGCACTTTTTGCTCCCACATCGATCGGAGAATGGCCAACGCGGCAAGGCCGACGCGACGCGGCCACAGTCGAGCTTCTTATGGAGCTGGCGCATGTTGCGCAAAGAGGTCGCGAAGAAATTCCCGCACCTGGCGCGGCTACGTTTCTACGACAATCGCCACACCGCCTGCACGCGTCTGCTTGAAAATCCGGATATCCCCTACAACGCGATCGAGCACATGATGGGGCACGAAATCAACTCACGAACCAAGCGGATCTACGATCACGTTCGGGACGTCACGTTGCAATCTGCCGCCGATGCACTCGGCAGCGGCCACTTCGAAATGCCGGCCGTGGCGCAACCCCACCTGGTCGAAAGAAAGAAACCGGTGCGCCCCGCGATCCCCCCATTTGCCGACACTGTGAATAAATAGTCCAAGTACCGGAAAATACGGCATCAGATTTCCTATTGACACGTTATTTACGATTATTTATAGTCCGCATCGTGTCGAAGCCAAAAAAACCACCCGTAAAGACCTGGCAGCCGACAGTCGAGGACGCGAAACTTCTCCAAGAACTGCGCGACAAACTCGGCGTCACCGACCCAGCCATTCTGCGGCTGGGGATTCGCCAACTACACGAAACGACCTTCAAGACAACCGTGGACAAATAGCATGCAACTCTTCTGTGGATTGACGGCAGGCCGGGGTTCGAGCGAAACTCTACTGTGGAAACCCAATCCACGCGCTGAAAAGCCCCTCAATACCCGCGTAGTATCACCACTTCAAGACTTCGACCAAGGAACGTCGAGAGACATTCCACCCACAGAAAGGCCCGTTGTACCCAAGAGAATACTGACGGAGATCTCGTCCCCGAGGCGGCTGGCGGTAAAGGGGGCCGACACTGATTCGCTAATGGGCTGTCGCATTGGATCAGGCGAAACGGGAGTTCTTGCGCCAGACGGTATCTCAGCGGGTGGGCCGATCGCCGATGAACGGCCCCGAGACTCGTACACGACAGCCGAGTTTCGGGGATGGTGTGCAGCATGAGCGGCCCTTTGATTGGTCGCCTCTGCGATCAATGCGGAGAGAACCTCGCCACCCATGCGCGAGGCGGATACGACGTCACGCCTACCGATCGCGGCGATGAGCGCCGCTACATCGAAGACTTCCTATGTGACGACTGCGACAAGGAGGCCGCGTGACCGACGCCATGCGCGACCAGCTCGATCAGGAAAGTTGCGAACAACCGATATGGGCCGGACGAAACGGCCATAACGATCGTTGCGGCAAGGCGGCGCCGCTGCACTGTTCTGGGTCCGGGTGCGAGTCGCCGCTCTGTCATGTCCACGCCGAGACGTGCGACCACTGCCGCGCCATTTTGTGCGCGGGATGTCGAGAAATTCATGTTTGTCCGCGAGCGAACGGACGACCGCCGCAGGTTGAGGGGGAAGCTGGTCAACAGCCTGCGGCGGATTTTACACGCCGTCGCGTCCGACCGCTGACTCAGCAACAAGCCAAGTTCGCAGCCAAGGGAGTTGTGACGCGCTTGGCGCTGCTGTTTCAGGCGAATGCCGACCGTAGTTTCACTGGTGAGCAGGTCGTCGAAATTCTTTTGGCCGCCGTGATGGCCATCGATCAAGCCACCAATCAGACGGACGCCGAAACGCTCCTGAATCGCGAACTTTCGCAGAGGGCCAGCGCGTGAGTCGAGCCGATTTCAACAAGCAAACTGAAATGAGGAAAACGGGCGTTATGGGTTCGAATTTCGGTGGAAAACCTGTGCAACGTGTCGGCGGCGTCCACAGGTTAGACAGAGTCAGAAGTCGCGACGAAATGTTTGCTGAGTTGCTCGATCTCTACGACAACCGCTGCTATTGGTGCGGTTCGAAAATCGGACACGGTCATCCGTTGGCCGCCACCGAAGATCATCTAACTCCATTGTCGCGAGGCGGTTCCGACAATTGGGAAAATATCGTCCCGGCATGCGAGCCCTGCAATCAAAGGAAAAATCGCCGCACAGCGGAGGAGTATCGCGATTACCTGGCGCGGATCGGCGCTCCGGAATTTGCACAGCTTTCGCATTACCACTACTTCTTAAATCTTCTCAATCGTTTTGGGACACATCGATCGATTGAAGCCGAGTTGCTCCGTTCGCTGATTCGAGAACGCATTCAGGTTGGCTTCCTGCCGAGCACGCGCCCGCAGAGCATCGCCTTCCTCGAGAGCAACATCGATCGCCTGGGTGCAAAGGTCGAGGGACTGAGCGACGAAGCCTTCGACGCCCTGAAAAAACAAATCGCCGATCTGGCGGCTTCGAAGCGCATGAGCCCCGAGTCGAAATCGGTTTCGCCGTTGACGTGGCGACGGGCGGCGGGAGGGCGACCATGACATTCGAAGCAATTTTCGCCGGACGAATGACCCTTATGCGTGCGCAGCGACATATCGCACAAGCGCACCTGGTGCAGGTCGTCCCGTTCCCCGAAATACCGCGTTTCACGTCGCCAGCTGGCGAGCAGGCGTTCTGGATCGTCGAGCGGCTCCTGTGCGCATTGGAAAGCGAGTTCGACGGCAAGAAACAGCGACTCGACAAGCGACGTCAACGCAATCTCGATCGCAGGGCCAATCGACAAGTTGCGAGGGCGAAGTGATGCGCACCCTTCTCTGCATGATCGGCTGGCACAGCTATGGCGACGCGTGGGACGTAAGGCCAGAAACGCAAGCAAATTTGTTGGGCTTGGGCACGGTCATCTGTTGGCACTGCGGTCGTCTGGACGCGAAGACGTTTATCTTTCCGTGGCTTTATCGGAGGGCGAAGTGATGCGACGAAGAGCAACTGAAGACGGCAGTCTTGTCGGCGGCACACTGTTCGGCTTAGTGCTGTCGATTCCGTTGTGGCTGATGGTTGTGCGTGATCTGGTTTTACCAATCGCGCGGCACTGGCTGCATCAATAGGGGAATTTCATGAGCGGATCGTCACTGAATTACGAACTCGATTTCTCTGGCAAGTTGCCCGTCAGTGCGCAAGAAGGCATGGCACGCGCGGACGAAAACGCCGACGGTCGCTGGAAACATATTTTTGACGCGTGCGTTCTAGCGGCGGCACGCAAGAAACCGGAGATCACATCCGACGACGTGCTCGACGAGTACGAGCTCCTCAATCACCCGCCAGGTACGCACAACATGTCGGCGATCGGCCCGGCCATGCGCCGCGCTCGCGAGATGGGAATTTTGCTATCGACCGATCGCGTCGTGCGTTCACTTCGACCGGACAAACATGGCAACCGTCACAACGTCTGGATTTCGAAGTATTACCGGGCGACGTAAATGCAAACACTACGAGCGTGGTTTCGTCGGATGTGGCTGGAAGCATTTTGCGATTGCGATCACCTAGGTGCAGAACAGGGCGGCCATAGGTTGCAGTGCAGGGCTATCCGTCGACAGAGGTACCACTGACATGACCGTAACAGATAGCGCGGCATCATCGATGGTCGGCAAACGGGTCCGTTTTATCGGCCAGAAACATGCCACGCCAATTCTTGTGACCGCCGCGACGCGGGACGGAATGATCGAACTCGAAGGATGGGTAGGAGTGTTCGCCCCGCAGTTGTTTGTCGTTGTCGAGGAAGCAAATGGCTGACGTCTACGAAACAGTCCGCGCCGCGATATGGGTGCAGATTTTAACGGAGATTCGTAAGCAGGATCCCGAACTGTTTGCCCGAATCAAGGCGTTCAAACGCAAACGCGATCGGGCGCGAGCAAAGAAGGCGGCATGAGAGCGACGCAAATAGTGCACTGGCCGGGAAAAGACACGCCTGCATGTGACAAACATTTCCAACAGTTAACCGCGCTGGCCTCGACGCTTGGCTTTGTACTGAGTTCGACGCCATGCGAGGAAACAGCATGCGCCAACTGCGAGAACGAAGAACGAAAGGCGCGCACGGCATGAGAGATGAATATACGGGCGACGAGCATGTCAGCCAACGCTTAAAGCGTGGCGACGTGATCTTGATTGGCCAGGGGAAAAATCGTGAAGTCCGCGGCAGGGCGGCGAGCCTGCGAGCGATGTTGCAAAAAGCGGCCCTCGAGCAGCAGCAACTGCCCGAGGGCGGAAATGAGACTAATCTATGGCAACTCTATCACACCGAAAAGCTGCGGCTCCGCGCCTTCGCGGATCGTTGCAGACTCAACTTCGCGAGGCTTGCGCGAGCATTCCGCGTCTCGTAAAGACGCAAGAGCAGGGCGACGAATTTGCCACTGTGCGCATATTGGATATCGCCAATGCTTTCCGCGAGGAACTCTTCAAGCGTGGCCTACTGATCATTCCGAATGACGTCGAGGTCGTCAGTGAATCTTTCGCGCTCACGGATCCAAACCGTTGGGTGACGGAGGTTCGCGTCAAAACACAATTCACAGTCACCGACGGGAAGAGGCGCGTGATCTATTCCTCCTATGGCTCTGGCCGCGACATGGACGGGCGCGCCCTCGCGATCGCGCAGACGGGCGCACTCAAGGCCTGGTTGAAACGCATCGGGCTTTTATTTGGCGAATGGGATGAGCCCGGGCACGCCGTTGAACAGAAGATCAAGCCGCCGATGCCGGAGCTCGTACCGCGCCAGCAGGTACGTCAGGCGGAATATCAGGAACGCGCCTGGCGCGCGGCGCTCGCTACCTGCGGAAAGACGTCCAGCCAGGTCGAGGCATTTCTGTCCACCGCCTTTGCCTTTTCAGTAACGACAGACGACATCACCACGTTATCGCCAGATCAGTTCGATATCGCGATGCAATGGCTTACCAATTCCGGTGACGACCTGACGGGAACTTTGGAATTGAGCAAACAGGCGCTCGGGCGAGGACGTCCACAACCCGTCGCCGCCGCACTTGAGGCCACGGGCGACTAGCAAACAATTTTTGCGAGATGGGGCCGAGGACTGCCGAAAAAAGCGCGGCGAGCGAATAACTGTACTTCTGAGCAGAGGCGCTTGAAGTAAGCCGGGGCGGCCCCTATGAAACATAAAAAGGGGAGTTATGGCGGACTGCAACAAACAAGGCTGTACCCACGAGGCAATCACGCGCTGTGATGCTTGCGGCGCCGATCGCTGCGGATGTGACGCGCAACCCTGTCCAGTTTGTTTCGGCGTTTTCTGCAATGGCGAAACTGCCATCTGCATGCGAGTTCATCGTTGCATCGTGGCGCCCATCGAGGACTGGCATGATCGCGTCGCTCGCGTGATGGGCCATGGCATTCCTTTCAGCGACCTACTGTTCGAGAACTACCTATGAGCAAGATTGTGATTGGTGAGAGCGGGAAGAAGCATGTCGCAATGGATCTGGATGTTTTGATCCGCACGCGACTTCTAATCCAGGCGAACAGCGGCAAGGGAAAATCTTGGCTGTTGCGTCGCATTGCCGAGCAGCTATTCGGCAAGGTGCAGGTCATCATCATCGATCCCGAGGGCGAGTTTGCCACGCTAAGGGAGAGATTTGATTACGTCCTGGTCGGCAAGGGCGGGGAGACCGCAGCGCATCCACGTATAGCTGCCATGACCGCGCAACGACTGCTTGAGTTGCGTGCCTGTGCCGTCATTGATCTGTACGAGATGAAGCCAAGCGAACGGCATTCCTATGTCCGTTTGTTTTTGGACGCGATGATCGATGCGCCGAAAAAACTATGGCACCCCGTCGTCGTGATCTTGGATGAAGCGCACGTCTACTGCCCAGAGAAAGGCGCCGGCGAATCCGAGGCGGCAGAGGCGGTGATCGGCATGGCTACGCGCGGACGCAAGCGCGGCTACTGCCTGATTCCCGCGACGCAACGTCTGGGCAAGTTCCGCAAGGACGCTGCCGCCGAGATGCTGAATGTGGCGATCGGCGGCACGTTTATCGACATCGATCGCAAGCGAGCTGCCGATGCGTTGGGCGTCTACGGGCATGACGTCAATCCCTTCTTTGACGAGATCAGGCTCCTCGAGCGCGGGAATTTCTACTGTCTCGGGCCTGCAATATCCGACACGCGGATCCTCGTGAAGATTGGTCCCGTAGAAACCACGCATCCGGAAGCTGGCAGCGCCAAGCATGCCGCCGAGGCGCCGCCGACGCCGGACAAGATCAAGGCATTACTCCCGCGCTTGGCGGATTTGCCCAAAGAGGCCGAGGAAAAGGCGAAGACCGTTAGTGATCTGCAAGCGCAGATTCGTCAACTAAAAGCGGACCTAAAGGCTAGACCCATTGAGGCCGCATCGTCAGCGCCAGATGATCGAGCAATTCAACGCGCGATCAAGGCGGCGACCGAGCCACTCCGTAAGCAGCTGACGGAAATGCAGCGCAATGCTGTCCGAGTAAAAACGGCGTTGGCGCAGGCGCAGGGGGTGATCGAGGCCACGATCAAGACTGTCATACCGGACAGCCTGTCCGTCGCCATTACGCCGCCCACTATTGTGACTCGGCAATTAGATCGCCCGATCCCGGCGAGACCGATCGCGATGGAATCAGTCGACGGTGAACTATCCGGACCCGAGCGTCGCATTCTGCAGGCCATGTCCGAACTGGCTTCCATTGGCAAAACCTCGCCAGCGAAAAACATGGTCGCCGCCTGGTCGAGTTATTCGCCGATCGGCGGTGCGTTCGGCAATCCCATAGGCAAGTTGCGTTCGCGAGGGCTGATTGATTATCCGAGTGCGGGAGTGATCACGCTCACGGAGGCTGGTCGCCAGATCATCGGCCACGTAGAGCCACCGGATGAACAGGAAATCTGGCGCCGAATCGAGGCAACCTGCACCGGACCCGAACAGAAGATCCTGCGAGCCCTGATCGACAACGCAGGTCAGGAAGAAATTTCCAAAACAGAACTCGCCGAAAAGAGCGGCTACTCGCCGATCGGCGGCGCATTCGGCAATCCCATCGGCGCTCTGCGCACAAAGGGTTTGCTGGACTACCCGCGCCAAGGGTTTGTGAAGGCAGCCGATTGGTTGTTCGCGGCATGAGGACGGCTATGTATATCCCGAATCGCAACACCCGCAGGCGACCACGAACGCGAAATCTTCGCTCGATGTCCATCAAACACGCTCACGGAAAAACAGGCGGCGAGTATGAGTTTCTCTATCGCGGCAAGATCGTCTCACTGGCCGGGCATTACAAGATAGACCCCATGTCGCCGGATGGCCGCCGTTGGATCGCGTCGCGTGAAGCCGCCAAGATCATTCGCCGCATCGTCTGCGAACTGGCTGACGCTACGTGCGAGCTCCACCTGGACCCAAGTTGCTGGCGCTGGCTGCCTCTGGGTTCGGGCCATCCGCATCATCTGCGGCTCAAGAAAATGGGCGGCGCCTTCACCGAAGATCGCATCTGGGTAGCCGGCCAACGCGTCCGTTTCTGGACCTGCCCAACATGTCATCGCTGCGAACATCCGGGGCCGCAGTGGACGCCGAAAGCGAGCGCGGCATGAAATTCCATTTGTTGTCGACGGAAGAACCAGCCCATGACCACCAGCTGTTGACCGCGCTCTGCGGCACGCTGGTGCCGGATGCCATGTTCGTCTTTCACTTCGACACTGGCGTTTGCGATTTTCGCGAGAGCGTCAACCCGCTGCGTACTTGCGCGGGATGCCGCGAGGCATCGATGGAAACCAGTTCATTGAAACGGTACGTCTATGGCCTCGTTGCCGGAGACGAAATGATTCACCAAATGGGAGGCGCGGCATGAAGGTGAAACGCATAGGACTGCAATTGCCATGTATCTACAACGACGAAGAGCTCGCCGCCAAGCGTGACGAATTGTCGGACACTATCATCGCGATTGCCGAGGTCGAGGATCGAAAATCGCGTGTCGCCAAATCGTTCAAGGAGGAGCTCGATGGCCTCTATGCCACATCTGGCACGCTTGCGCGGGACATAAAACGCCGAAACGAAGAGCGCCTGGTCGACTGCGTTGTGGAATGGAACAAGCCAAACGTCGGCGAGAAAACCATCGTGCGCCTGGACACAGGTGAGATGGTCAAGATCGAAGTGATGACCGACGACGAACGGCAGGACGAGATCGAATTTGGACTCGACGATCGTCAGGACATTGCGAAATTGATCGACACGGCGCACGACGAAACGCCGCCGCCACCAACAGAACCGCCGTCCGATGAACCTTTAGATGAGGCAGGCGCGGCATGATGCTCCCCGACAAACTGGAAGACTGGCCCGAGAAGTATCTGGAACTCTGGGCCGAACGCGCGGCCATCATGGAGTATCAGGGCAACGTGCCACGCGATGAGGCCGAACAATTGGCCGAAGCTGACACGCGCGAACGCGCCAAGGCGGAATTGTTCGCGTGAAATACGAATCTCACTGGCGATCGACGGCGGCAGAAGTTATCGCGGAAGTTCTGGACCAGTGCGGACCGCTACTGACTCCAGAAGATGAAAAGGCGTGCCGTGCTCGGCTGCGAGAGGCGTATCCATTCGGCGAGAAAAAATATCACCCGTACAAAGTTTGGCTGGATGAGATCGCGCGGCAGATGGGAAAGAAATGGCCTATCGGACACAAGCGAGCGTGGGAGAACAATCAACGGCGCGGCAAAAGCGAGCGTAAAAAACTGGAAGAGTGGAATCAGCTTTATGGCGCGAAGGAGAGTGCGTGATGGCAGTCGCGAGGCCATTGGGGCAGAACTATCCGTCGATCAGTGTTGCGAAACATGGGTTCGGGCCGTGTGCTGTCTGTGGGAAGAATAGCGCCAGGCGGAAAGGCACTCGACCTCACCGGTGCTTGTCGATTTGACATTTGCGGCGAATGCTCACTTGCAACGCCCACCGCTTGACCTAGAAGCGGAAGTGGAGTTGATCAATGCACGCCTGTACTTCTGCCTCTGCATGAAGTGTGTGAAACGCCTGTGTGGCCGACTCGACGCGATCATCGAGCGGATCGAATCAGGATATACGAGCTGGAACGCTGAGCGACGGGGAGGCGGTGCGTAATGGGTGAGCCGATGGACGAACAATTCGACGATGCCGATGAAACGTGCGGCGAGTGTGGCGGCGAAGGCTATGTTCTTGCCGACTGTTTCGAGGATACGTGTTGCTGTCTCTTTCCAGAAGTGGAGCACGGCTATATTCGGTGCATTTGCAATCCGTTCGTCGATCTAGGAACCGAGAAGTGAATGGCAGAGCCTGAGAGGGGACGGAGACGATGAAAGGCTACAAGGGTTTCGACAAGAATCTTAAGTGCCGAGATTTCCAGTTTGAAATCGGCAAGGAGTACACACACACCGGAACCGTCTCACTATGCAATTCCGGGTTCCACTTCTGTGAGAATCCGCTGGACGTTCTGCGGTACTACCAGCCAGCAACGTCTCGCTATGCCGAAATTGAAGCGGAGAAAGTCAGCGACGAAAAGTCTGATGACAGCAAGCGGACTTCGGCATCGCTGAAGGTCAAAGCCGAACTGTCATTGTCGGCGATGATTGGCTTGGGAGTGAAGTCCAGTCTGGAGAAGTCGAAAACTGTTCCCACGTCGGGCTACTACAGCCGTGCGGCCACGTCGGGCTACTACAGCCCTGCGGCCACGTCGGGGAAGGAATCTATTGCGGCAGCCATCGGCAGAAAAGCGAGAGCGAAGGCCGCACTCGGAAGCTGGATTGTCCTGGCAGAGTACAAAAACTCACCCGAAGTGCTGACAGTGAAGACGGCAAAGGTGGACGGGAAAAAGCTGAAAGCGGACACGTTCTACGAGTTGAAGAAGGGAAAGTTTGTAGTCTGCAAAGACTGATAGGGGGAGCGTGCGTGATGGGTAGCGAAGTAATCAAGGCAATCAACGAGGTCAACGATGACTGGGAAGGTTTTGAAGTCATCACGAGCGCGAGAACGATTCGCGTGTGCATTTCAAACGACCGGTGTTGCTGTGAGAGTTGGGGCCATCTTTCCTCGGACGACGACCTTGCTCAATACGTGGGGGCGGAGCTGCTTGGCGTGGCGACTGTCGATACTGCCATGAACAAGAAAACCGATCCCGGCGAACTTGATGAAGGTGATGTTAGCTTTGTCGATTTCGAGACAAATCGCGGGAAGTTCCAACTGGCTGTGTACGACTGTCACAACGGGTACTACGGGCATCCAGTGGACATTACCGGAATCGTGGAGCGTGCGTGATGGCGTCGAAGGGTAGGGGCGAGCCGGACAGGAATAAATACGCTCAGGCGGCGTGCGATTTGAAGTGGGCGATTCGTGCGGTTGCGTCGGCGCGGGATGCATTTCTGACGCAGGCGTACATCTCGCGGCTGGTGGATGTGGAGAATGACCTGATCGCGCTGCGCAATGAAGTTGTAGAACTTGCTGAGCGAAAGGCAGGTGTCTAATGGCGTCGCAAAAAGACAAACAGACGTTCAGCATAAGTTGTGACCGAAACTGGAAGCGCATGACGCGGCCACGATTCTGCGATGTGTTTCAAGCAGTTTGGGAGCAACTGGACGATCTGGGCCATGATCTTGACGGAGCAATCATCATTGCCCTGCCTAAGGGTGCATCTCCGAGGCAAGTGCTTCGGGCATTGCGCGAAATCGAAAACAGCCAGAGGCAAGAGAAATTGGACAAGCAGTTAGATGCTATGGGCGAGACTGGCAAAGCAATTCGAAGACTTACCGGGGAGCGTGTCTAATGGCGTCAGACCGGAGTAAAGCGGCGAAGAAGGCAGCGAAAACGAGAGCGGCGAATGCGTCGATGGAGAAAAGGTGGCGCGAAATCGAGTGGCCTGCCAAGCGGCGTGTGGATGCACTCTTCAACAGGCTGCTTCCGGCTGTAGAGACGATCAAATTGCGATATGACCCTCCTGATAGCTGGCCGCGCAAGCTCAAGAACGATGCGTTCTATGGGGAGTTGATTCGGGTCAAAGATGGAGGCCGGACTTGGCTAGTTCTACCTGAAACCTACAAGCGGCCACAGTGGTTTCATGCGATTTATTGGGAGCCACTTTTCGAGGAGCGTGTCTAATGGCGTCAGAGAAGGATGAGCGGGGCTGGAAACTGGCGACTAGTTCCGAGCTAGAACTAAAAGCCTTTGCCTGGGCCATGCTAGCCATGATTGGTAAACGCGAAACGCTCAAGTATTTGGAGGATGTAAAGCGGTCACTCTTGAACAATCCTCAATGGCGGGAAGCAAGAGCGCGAAAACGAAAGCGAGGTCACTGATGTCTAAGGATGGACGGGTGGAGGGTGGGCGCGGGTTGGAGGTTGCGACGCGGCAGGACGGCACTTGGCTGCAATTCAACGCCTCGGACGGCGGAGCGTGCGCGATTCACATTGAGAATTTGGCGAAGGATCGCGGCCCGGTAACGAAGGAAGTTTTACTGCGCTGGTGTGCGGATCAGGCCAAACTCGCGGTCGCGGCTCCAGTCCCAGCAGGGGAGCGGGAGCCAGCGAAAGTGGAAATCATCGACCTTGAGGACGTGCGCCGCAAAAAGCGGATGCTCATGACGGATTACGCTATGACCGAAGATGACATGATGCGTCTGGAGTGGCTGATTCACGCCGAGTTCGCGTTATTGGAAGATGAAAAGGCCGCGCCCCCACTAGCCGAGAGTCAGGGGAGCGAGACGCCGCGCTGTCCAAGTTGCGGAAGTCGTGATCGTGAGTTGAGGAACTGTATGGTCGAGAATTGCGGCGAGATACCACACAGGAAAGCAATCTGTTCCGATTCGTGGCACTCCGGGGCGGTGCGGGTGAGTCAGGGGAGCGAGATGCCAAAATTTACAGACGGAGAATTGGCTCTGCTGATTTCGATGATGAATGACCGCATCATCGAAGCCGAAAGCATTGGGATTAAGCGTCAGGATTCTTCATCCGATTTCCGCATCAAGCTGCTCGATAAGTTGACTGCACTTCGCACGCTTGGGGCAGCGCGGGTGAGCGAGGGAAGCGGGGAGCCGGCGGACGACGACTTATTCCGACGCTATCGGGCGGCTCTGGAGGGTCTCACGAGTGGAGGACCGGAGTTTGTTGGGAATCCCGAACGGTGCGCCCAAGCCATGAAAGATTGGCAACTTGACGCGATGGAATCGGTTGACAGGTGGACGAAACGCGCTCAAGAGGCTGAGGCGAAACGCGGGGCCAACTCCTCCTCTCCAGCGGGAGGGCGGGACGAACGGGCATGCTTCGATAAATGGTCCGATGGTATGACGCTTGGACACGGGAGTAACCGAGAGGCTGCGTGGTTGGGTTGGCAGGCTCGGGCTGCCTCATCCCCGAGAGCAGAGGGAGGGGAGAAGAATGTTTAGAAAGGCGGTGCTATGTGCCTTAGCTGCGGCCAATTTCATGCTGTCGGGCAATGTCCGACTCAACAATTCGCCCAGTGTAATCCGGGCCTGTAGGCCACGTATCAGAGCCGGAGAGTTCAACGTGGCGTTTTTAAACCGGGGGCCATCCGGGGATGGGGAGGCGGGATCTTAAGGCTCTGCCGTAAACAGATTGATTTCTTTCAATTCAAACTGGCGCACGGATCCATGGCCCCACGCTTTGGGCATCTCGTCCGGCTTCCGTTTGGCGTTCGTGAGCGCCGCGACGAAGTTGTCGAGCAGCATGATTCCCTTGCCGTCAGTATTGATGCGCGCCGTGCGTCCGTGTTCACCTTTCAACATCTGCGCGATCGCATAGATGCACTGATCAGCGAGGGCATAATAGCGAGCGCCCTTTTCTGCGGCCTTCTGCGCCTTACGATATTTGGCGGCGATCGATCGTTCGCGTTTGGTCAGTTTCGGCATTGTCGACCTTTCCACATCATAAAACGAACCTGGGAGAGTGATGATTTGAAACCGGGGGATGGGTTTAGGCCGACGGTTGCGGGGCCGGGATCCCATTCAACAGAGCAACGACGCCGTCGATCCACTTCGTGATCGTGGCTTCATCTTGTGGCAGTTTGGCGGCCTCGAGGAGTTGTCTTGCGACAGGCTCGATGACCGTAAGGACGTCGGCCAACTTCTGTTTGCCGGAGCCGGTTTGTTGCCCGATAGCGGCAAATTTTTGTTCGACGCTGATGACTTCATTGGCCGTGGCGGCGAAGAGCGGACCAAAGCCGGGGAATGCCAGGTTGATATAGGGCTCGGCGGCCTTCACCACCGGCGCGGCCTTGTCGAAGCCGTGCACGATATCGAGGCCGACGTGCTCCAGAAACGTGATCACTTTATTCATGGGTTCTCCTTGGGGTTGAGTTACGGGATAAACAATGAGCCGAACTTGACCGTCGTCCAGCTCGCATCGAGAAACTGGTGGAACTTTGTGGGAGGTTGGGCCATGCGGTGGACCGCGATCCGCATGTCGCCCGACATGGCCGCCGAATTGGCAGAGATCACTTCGAGGTTTTGGGCCGAAGCGTCGAAATGTCCTAGAAGTGACGTTATTTTTGGATCGCCAATCCGGAGATTTAGCGCGCCAGCCGTCAGCGTCAGCCCGTCGGCCGCGTCGCCCACCTTCCGCAGGGTGGCCGTCAGCTGCTCGCCGTTGCTCACGATCTGGGCATCGATCGCCGGCAGGGTGGCCCGATTGACGTGATAGAGCGTTCCGTCGACAAACGAGCGATCCACCCGCGAGATCAGTCGCCGCATTTCACGTCCGGTCAATGCCGCTTCCCTGCTAGTGGCCTTCCAATTGGTGCGTTCCTCGCTCGCCGCCAGATTGAGCGTCTTGGCTGCCGCTTGGACGTCGACGACAGTCTGATCGAGCCGCGCGGCGGTCCCGCTTGCCTGCGTCAGCAGCGTATTGAGGGATGCCAGGCTTTTGTGCGCATCGAGGCTTAAAACCGCGATTGCCACGGCCAGGATGGCTCCTAACGCGACGCCCGTGCCCAATAGAAGGGTTTTCATGTACCGCGCCTAGGAACCGCTAGAAGACCGCGCAGATGGCCCCGGCCCGGGCCGCATATAGAAAGCGCGTAACGCGACCAGTCCGGCGCCGGCGGCGGTGCCGACATACTGTTTAAGACAGGCAAACTGCCAGCAAGCGGCGGGATCGAGCAGTTTCTTGCCGAGCGAAGCCGATGCTGCAGCGGCGAAGACCACAATAACGGCTTGCACCTGGTGCGGGAGTGAATACCAGGCCGCCTTAGCGGTCGCGGTGATTTTCTGGATGAGATTCATGATGCCCTCCGTGTTACGAAGTCGCGGACCATTCGCCCGCGCAGTTGTCGTAAATCCACAAACACTTTTCGCCTCGCTCGGGATCCGTGCTCCATGTTCGCGAGACTTCCATGATGTAGGTCGTAGCCGAGCCCGCCGCCAGTGCAGCGGCATAATGCGGGAACGTCGAGGCCAGCCGTTGCAGGGTTGCCATGCGATCGGCAAAACATGCGCGCCAATCTGGATAGGTGATCCAGTTCGCCGTTACGGTCGTCCACTGACCGCCCAACACTTCGCGCGTCGGCAATGAGTGGGTGCCATAGATCGGGTGCGTGTGCTGTTTCATCGCAAATAGATTGTTATCCTGCGAGGCGAGTTGGGACCGACCAAAGCCCGATTCGAGGGCGGCCTCACACGCCGCCATCTCCGGAAAAATATGACCCGAAACGAGGGCCTCTCGAAACGCCCGTTGTAGAAAGTCCTTCTGATAGGGCAACATAAAAACTAGCTCCAAATGCCGAAAAGGTTATAATTTCGCCATGGCAAAGACAGACATAACGGGACAGAGATTCGGGCGTTTAGTGGCAACGAGCCCAGATCGACTCGTAGATTCCGGTTGGCTCTGGCATTGCAAATGCGATTGTGGGACTTTGTGTTCGGTGAAAATGTCGCTGTTGCGGAATGGCAATACGAAAAGTTGTGGATGCCTTAAGCGCGAGTTGATTCGCGCGAAAAACTATCGCCATGGTTTGTTGAGACGCGGCGCGGCGAGTCCGGAATATTACGCCTTTCGGAATGCGATGCAGCGATGCATCGACCCCAACGACGCACGTTTCGCCGACTATGGCGGTCGCGGAATTGAATTTAGATTTAACAGTTTCAAAAAATCGTCGACACAACGCCAAGAAAGGGCATTCCGGTTTTCTATCGCGACAGCAAATGGGGCGCTGATAGGCTCCGCGGAGTCTTACGCTCCCCGAGTAAGGGCGCGACCTGCCCTTTTTTCGACGCAAGACTCCGCGAACTTTTAGAAAATGATTAGGGTTTCCAGATCGAGTGGGCCGAGTACATGCGCGATTTGTCGTAGCGATCCGGACAGGACATGTGGGACGTGATCATGTCATTCTCCGGTTTCGGCCATTGAGTGCTGCCGTGATTGCAAAATCGTGAGTCGTCGAAGTAGCGCAGCGTCGGCCCCTTGCCAAGAATGTTGCCGACCCACAGATCCTCAGCATAAGGCGTGATGTCGTCTCGCCACACGCCAAGAACGGGCGCGCCGAGAAGGTGGGCAAAGGCTGTGCGACTCAGCCAATAGCCGGCACCGCCAGAAGCGTAGTTCTGTGCCTGTTGCAGCGTGGGATGATAGTCCCCGGTGCCGCCGTCGGTACGACCACCTTCCTCTTGGCGAAAGTCGCCGTGATAGTCGTGATTTTCGAAACCGCAACACATGAGTCGATCGACGCGAACATAGGTATCGGGGAAACAACGAAAGACGAAGTCGTACCCTTCCTCGAACGCCCAACGCAGAGAGGCCTGCGTTTTGTAGGTGAGAAAGCCGTAACCGTCGTCGACGCCTGGCAGAATAATCGAGTCGTCCAATTGTGGCGCGTCCTGGCCAACGCCGAAAAAGAACTTGTACGGGATGATGCCGGCGGTGTCGCGCAACCAGGTCTCGCGCATGGCCTGATTGTTGCCGTTGGTTTCGAAGTCACCACAACTAGAGATGGCGATCAGAAGTTTCATGTCTTAGAATGTCCGGCGTGGCGGCGTTTCGTTATCTGTCGGCTCTCTGCGGTGCGTTCTGCATCGGTGCGGCGTTGAGCGACGCGCTCAACGGATGGGAGCACAGCGGGTTCACGCGAACAAGCTGGCATTGGGGCATCGGGTGCCAGGTTGCGCTCGGCATATTTCTAGCTCTGTTGGCCGTGATGCCGAAGGCTAGACCGTAATTATCCCAATCCCACCCCAACACTGTTCGCCACCGCGAATCTCTTGCTTCGGAATCTGCAACTCGTCCCAAAACCGATCGACGTGACAGCCGCGTGCGCGGTGATATTCGGTCCCCTTGATGTCATGGAAGGCGATAAGGCCACCAGGGCGAACGAAGTCGCGATAATCCTCATAGTCCGCTTTCACGCCTTCGTAGGAGTGATCGCCATCGATGAAAAGAAAGTCGAGTTTCTCGCCATGCAGGATATCCGCAACCTCGCAACGGATTCGCTGTTCGTGCGAGTCGCCCGTGACGACATGAACATTGCCCGACCACCGCTTGAACTGACGCGTGCGTTCGGCGAGTGCAGCAGCGCCGGCATACTTCCAGCTGCCGGAGTCACCCGTCGGCAGGTCGACGGAGATTTTGAGGCCTGCGATTGCGGTCAGGCGACACCACAGGTAGAACGTACCTCCGGACTCGCTGCCAATCTCCATCACGTTTCTAAGTTGACGATCGCGCAGAATGTCGACGAGCGCAGTGATTTCTTCCGGTATCTGCACCATACCGAACTGCGCAGCCTTGGCGATTAGAGTTGCGGTTTCCATGGGTTCCATGTGATGTTGGTCGCCTCATTGGGGACAGGCCCGAGCCGAAGATCCCAATAACGCCGATCGCAGATGGGGCGGATTTGGGAATTGCGATGCAGCGTCACGTACAGACACCAGTCTTCCATCTTTTGCCAGTTAGCCAGCGTGACCTGGTGCTCGCCGTAAGCGGTGAGATACGTCGTCATCGCATTGCGCGAAACCCAATAGCCGGCACCGCCGCCGCAACAATCGCCTTCATTACCGACTAAACCGACGAAGTCCGCGCCAAATGGGATCCCTTTTGCAAGGCGCTCGCCGTGAATGAAGGTGTCGCGATCGCATTTGAAGACGTAGTCGTAATCATGATCGAGCGCCCATTGCATTGCCGCGCGGACCTTCGACGGCAAGGCCATATAGTCATCGCGAACGGGCAGGATAACTTCGTCGACGCCAGGCGCGGCGTTACCGACGCCCAAGAAGAAGCGAAAGTCGAGATGGCCGCGCAAGAGTTGCGCCTGGTATTCCTGTTCGGCGCGATCGCGAGCACAACTTGGAATTAGAACAAGGGCTTTCATAGATTGCTCAACCATAGACCTAACAGGGAGCCGACAATCGCACCGATCGCATACGCTGGAAAACCAGTTCTCCAACTACGCGAAGCCGGGTCATCGAAACTAAGGTTTCTAGCGGCGAACCATTGAGCCACGAAAAGAAATTCTGTGGCCGCCACGAGTGAATAGGAGTTGCGAGCAATCGCGCGTGTCGCCAGCACGATGACGACAGCACTGGAAAACTCAAGCGCAATGATCTTGATCGCGAGCGTCATGTTTTCGATATATGGGATCGATCAATCTGATCCAGTCATCGGCATCGGCATCCAGCGTGGGGACGCCAACCCTGACCAAAAATTGATAAGTGCTCATTCGATTCCCCGGTTCCAGTTCACACGTGCCCCTGGCTCTGAGACTCGGCGCCGGCAACATGTGTAAGACGACTCGCGGTCTCATGAAATCTCCGCGCTCCCGTCACCTAAAACGTAGACGTCAATGCCGCGTTTCTTGAGACACGGACGTCCCATCGTGCGGGCCCGCCGGCGCATCGCCGGATAGTCCTTGTGTTGCCATTTATAGTTGGGCGGCAACTGGTTGATATTGGCGCCCTCGACATAAGCGACGCCCCAATAGGTACGCTGCAGATCCACGAAAAACGCCGAGTGCTCGCCGCCGCCAATCTTCACATCACCGCCATCCCAACGGATATCGCCGTGTTGCGGCTGGAAGACTTTCGTCCGGATCAGCGAGTAATTAACCGTGAGATCGCACATGTGATATCTCACGCCGTCGATCTCGCCGGAATCGTGATAGCCCGGGACTTCGCGCAGACTGCGTTCGCCTGTTTCCCAACAAAACTCGTAGGGATTTCCGTCGACGCGTCCGGAGACGAGAGCCAGAGATGGGACGGCATCGAGCACCTTTTGCATCGCCTCGACGCCAGGCCGGACGGCTGGATCGTCAAAGTTGAAATCGTCCGATGCGATCAGTACATATTCGCGATCGCAGTGGTCGATGGCCCGGTTTGCCTTCGCGCCGAAGCCGGAATCAAAAGGCAAAACGTCCCAACTGTGGCCCTTGCTGCGCAAATCTGCGGCACGCGTGATTTTCTTGCCATCTTCGTACCCGTCATCGACGACGACGATTTTGCAGTCGGCAAAATTCTTCTCGAGGCCGTCGAGGCAGGCGAAGAGAAAGCCGTCGCGCAGGAAGGTCTTGACCATGACGCACACGCGCGAAAGCGAGCCGGTCGGAGCCTGATAGGGGCCGATCTTGGATGGCGCCCGAGACTTGAACAGCTTGTGAACCTGCAACATCTTTTCCGGCGCGTATTCACAGGAAGAAATCACGGCATTGCCGACCATGGGAGACTCGCGCCCGCTGATCGCATTCGCCTTGGAAGACTGGACGACGAACTGACTTTCGAGACACGGTGTTATGCCGTGGGCGAGCAGTTGATTGCCTGTCCAGCGATCCTCGGAGAAATCCTCATTCATGCCCCACTGAATCGGGGCGAGGATTTCTAGAGCTTTTCTGCTGAGGCCATAACAGAAACCGGAACAATAAGGGGAACGGTAGTTGCCAGAGGGGCCGCGTAGCCGACCGACATAGTCCATGCTGGAATAGTCTTTAGCGAGAAGACGTTCGGGCCGAAGGTAAGTGTCGTCGTCAATCTTCCAGAGATACTCATACCCGTTTTCGAGCGCCCAGCGCCGGATCATTTGTGTCTTCTGGGAAAGAAAGTGATATCCATCAGGACAAGGCAGGATGATTTCGTCAGTTCTCTGTTTTGGGCCGTTGCCGAGAAAGAATCGGACGTCGGCGCCCTGAACTTCCGGCGCCCATGTCTTGCGCACGGCATCGGCGCGATCGCGGAAGCCATGACAGGTTGTGACTGCAATCAGTGTTTTCATTCGCCCTTAGTTGGCTGCAAAACAGATCGTGGTCAGATTGGTGTCGGGTGCCGGCACGATCGTCTCGCGAAAGCCGGACACGAATCGCACATGCGGATTTACAGTCTGCAAAGCCTCGCGAATTGCCAACGTGATCCGCGCCTTGGGATTGCCAGTTTGGAGTGCTTCGCGGAGGGACTCGTCGATGCGGGCCTTTGGATTACCGGTCTGCAAAGCCTCGCGGATGGATTCGTCAATGCGAGCCTTGGGGTTCCCGGTTTGCGCGGCTTCGCGGACAGACTCGTCGATACGCGCCTTGGGATTCCCGGTCTGGGTTGTCTCGCGGATGGATTCATCAATGCGAGCCTTGGCATTTTCGCGCGCCAACGCCTCGCGCAATGCCTGTTCGATACGTGCGTTTGCCATGGCTTATGAATTGATCTTGATGCCGAGTTCCGCGCTCTGCGCATTCGCAACAGACCAAGCCGAACTCGTGTTGGGGTCCACCACCCAGACTTTACTGAATCGTTTGTAGGAACCGTTGGGTGGTGTCTGTGGAACGGAACCAGCGAAGTCACTGCCGCCGGAGCGGCAGATCGGCACGATCGTGCGCACGCCCGCCGCATCCAGTTCTACTTTGTATTTGTGATTGACGAAGAGAACCGCGCTGGGGGCTCCCGAAATGTTCGGGTAGGCATAGGTGTCGATATCGTTGACCGTGCCGTCGGCATTGTATTCCGCCGTGTTGGCGGGTGTGTTGGCCGTGTTCGACCAGTTCACGTTCGTCGGATTGGTAGGCGTAAATTGCGTATGCGATCCGGGGCCATTCGCGACCTGCCCGTTAACGTGGATGTTGCCGAGATAGGTGTCGAGCGGCGAGGATCCCGTCGTGTCGAGCATGTACCAGTCATCCCAACTGACGCTACCGGTACCGCCCGAGAGAATAAGACCGCTTACCCAGGTGTTCGCCGTGCTCTGCGTGTTTAGACTGCTGGCGGAAATGACCGCGCTCGTGTTGCCGTTGATCCGCAGTTCCACCGTGCCGGTTGATCCATTGATCTTGACCTTGGCCTCGAGGTAAATCCACGTGTTGATCGATATCAAACCAGGCGACGAAGCAGAACCGAGCGGCGTGCCCGTGCCATTGCCGAGAAAGAACCGGAAGGATCCATCAGCAAAAACGCGCAACGTAATTTGGGCCGCGCCGGCCGTGACGTCTTGAAAGGTCAACAGAATCCCGCTGGGGGACGGCAGGGCCGCGGCGAAATATCGAATGCCGACGATGACGGTCGTCAGATTGACGGCGAATGACCTTCCGGGCGTGGCATTGGTACTCCAGATGAATCCGGAGGCGAATGGTGTGCCTGAACTGCTGGCAGCGCCGGCGGGACTGAGATCAAAGACGTCGCTGGACGCCGGCGAATCGTCGAAACTTTCCGACCAGACGCCATCTTCAAAAATTCCGTTGAGTGACATGCTTTTTAACTCCTGGTTGAGACCAAGGTCGCGCCCCAACTCGCGAGCGTCGCATCCGCCGTCGAGGGTCCGACGATCGTAATGACGTCGCCCGAATTGAAGGTGATCGCCGCGCCGCTGGTAGTTGTGAACGTGGGCGTTGTGCTCCCCGCGCCCCACACGATCGTGCCAACCGCGCTGCCATTTTTCTTAACGGTGAACGTCGTGGACGAAGTCGCCGCCGTCGACGAATCAACACTGCCGCCAGAGCCGGCGAAGTTACCAGCAAAGATTTCCGTGTGACGACACTGCTTGCGAAAAAATTCCTGATTCGTCTTCGTCTGGACAGGCGGGAAATAAATCACTGTGTCATACAAAAACGTGACATAGCCGGACTGGTTGCGCGGTGGATCAGTCGGGGCGCCTGGCGCGTCCGCTTGCCACTTGATATTGACGGAGCCACTAGGCGCCGCGGGCGTCGTATCGCTGAAATTTAGGGGTTGGCTCGGGGTCGACATGAACTAGACGCCATTTACCGTAATTTGTCCCTGCGCGGTTCCGTCGGCCACGGCAGAGGTTGCCCCCGCTGGTGCCGTCACCGCCGGGGTACTGAATGCCGTTGCCTGCGATGCGCGGAAGCCGCAAACAAGGACGCTGACGTGACCATAAATCGTCGTCTCGACATAGGGGCCGCCAGGCGCCAATCGCCAAACGACATCGGTCACCGCGCCCGTGGATTGATTGATGTCGGCTTTGAAGAGCGCGCACCGCGCATGATCGCTCGGCGAGCCAGGGTAAGGACCGGAATACATGACGTTCCAATCCCAGATGTAAATCAGTTCCGCGCGCGAATAGGCGTAGCCGTCGATCGGCGAGACCGGCGTGGGGATTGTGTCACCAGGTGCGTAGAGCGTAGGTCCAAAGAACTCCGGAGATAGCGCCGCCTCGTTGATATTGTTGACAAGCTGCGCCGCGACGCCAGCCGGCAGCGGATTGCCGGGAAAGAATAACGAGTTTGGGATCTCCGCGAAGTTGCTGGCCACAGCCGCTGGTGCGCCTGTCCTCGCGCGTTGACACAATGCGAAGACGGCGATTCGCCCAAAGGTTGAATATTCCGCGTAACCCTCGCCGCCCTGGCCCTCGATGCCAACGCGGCAGGTCACTGCGCCGATGCCGCTGATCACGGCGTGTAGCGAGGCCAAGTTGTAATAGGGCGGACATTGCAGTTGGACGAAGGCCGTCTGGCCGGTCGTCCAACGCCACGAGAACACGAATTTAACTTCGCTGTATGCATAGGCATAGGCGTCGGCCGGACTGACGGGCGGGGGGACTGTTTGCCCATCATAGAACTCGCCCATCGAGATGCACTCTTGCGCGATCACAGAAAACTTGGCGTTGTCGTTCAGGGCTTGCAGAACGTCTTGCGCATAGGGATAGTCCTCGACAAAGTCCGAGGGTTGCTGTTGTGTCCAGATCGGACTGACGCCGACGGTCAGCTTTGCGCGTTGCCGTTGGGCAATCGTGAAGACCTGCAAAAAGCCATCGTTCGAAACTCCAGAGTCGCCATCTGATCGATAAACCTCAAAGCAGGTGACCTCGCCCGTTTCTTGATCTACCTTCCACTGGCAATACCACAAGGCCGCCGGTCCCGTGAGCCATCCGTCGCCTGTATCAGCAGTCGAGTAAATGCCCCAGATGTAAATCAGTTCATCGCGTTGATACTGATATCCATCAACGGGCGAGATCGGGAGATCCACGGTTTGCCCATTCGTGTAGACGCCCTGAAAAAATTCCATGCGGCACATGCCGAGAGCGGCATTGCCGTTGATCTTCGCGAGTTGAACGCCGAGCGCAGACTTGCCAGCAGTGAGGGCGCTGGCGGGTTGGTCGGAGAATCCGGGTTGCGTATTCAGCACCAGGCCGCCACTGATGAGAATAAAGAAACACTGCATCGTGCTCTGGGCCACGTTGGCCGAGCTCGCCAGTTGCGTCGCGCTCACGGCGTCGGTATTCAGCAGGCCCGTATCGTCGACGGTTCCCTGTTCGACGATCTGATAGGAAAGAGCCGGCGGGATGGATAGGGAGTTGGTCGATCGCGCCGTCCCCTCGAGGGGCGTGCCATTGAAGGTGTCGCCCAACATCGCATAGAGGCCGATCATTAACTCCGCGCCGGAGTTGGGGAAAATCGAGCACATTTCATGTATGTGCTGACTGGTAATCGTATTCTGACTGGACAACAACGCCTGGAAGATCGGGAAGGTGATGCCGTTCGCACCGCTGTATTCCAGAGCGATCGCGATAATCGATTGCAGGCCACTGAGATTGATAGTCAGACTGGTGATCGAGGCAGCGCCCTTGCATACCCACCATTCCAGTCGCAGGCCTTCATCGGAGTTATTGCCGAGCGGCGCCCAATTATTAACCGGGACGCCGGAGATGGAACCAGCAGAGTCCACGATCGCCTCGACGCTCTCGTTTGACTGCGAGCCGTTGGCATTGAGGATGACGCCGACGAGCAGTGTGTGGCCGCTTGTGGTCGTTCGCGTCAGCGTCAACGAACTGGCGGATGCGGAGGAGCCGTCAATCTTGCCGATGAAAGTAGGTTGGCCCATGAGTTAGCCGAGAATGTGCGCCGGATCGCCGTTCGAATATTCGTCGCTGTCGTTGCAGAAAAACATATAACGCGCCTTGTCGTCGGCGCTGGCCGCCGCATACAGTGCCTCGCCTGGGGGCGCGATCTGAAAATTGCCGAAGTTGTCGAGATAGGTCGCATCAATCATCGCATAGGTATTCAAACCCTCTTCGAACTTGATCGTCTTATGCGTGATCTCGAACAGTTTGTTGGTGATGCCAATCACGCCCGCCTTGCGATCGGGCACCTGAGAATGCGTGACGGAGACGATATCGCCCGGCTCGTAGAGCAGCGTATTCCAGAGCGAATCAGGATTAGAGCCGCCGGAACTTTGACTATCAAAGGTGAGATTTTTGAAACCGTACCGCATGAAGATCAGAATGGACGTTAACGCGGCGATCAGGAAACCTTGAAACGCGCTGCGAACGCCATCAGCGTTGATTGTGATTTCCGTTGAGAGATTGCCATAGAGCTCATAACTTGGCGTGTAATTCTGCGTCGACGAAGAAAGATAATTGCCGCTGCTGTTCTCGGTGGAATCATCGAGATCAAATTGCATCTGTACCGTGTTGACCATGTCCGTCTGGCCGGCTTCAGGAATTTCGATCCAGGTGTCCCGGCCAAACGAACCGATCGCCACCGGCCCTGACAGCGGATAGAAAAAATTGACGGTCAATTCGCCAACGGCATTGATCCACATATAGCCGCCGAGCGGTTTCATAATCTGCGCCTTGATGAAATCAGCCGCCGCCGGGGCTTGCGTCAGATAGAAAGTGAAGATGAACCCGGCAAACGGGCCGTCGCGATAGGCCTCGATCTTGTCCGTGTCGGCGGGAATGGCGAGGTTTTTGCAGATGTCCAAGATCATGTCGAGCGGGTTGCCCGTCAGTGTCTTGACGTTCGTGCTCGACGTCGGGCCGCCATCATCGCCGGTCTGATAGACGACTGCTGCGAGCTTGGACTGGATATCGGAAAACTGGATGTAGTATTCCGCGTTGCCATTCGCCGAGGAGACCGTATCAATGAAGCCGGTAAAGACGGTACAGAAATCATTCTGCGGCAGATCGATAAAACCGACCTTGATCTGAATTTGTTTGCCTTCGAAGATGAAATCGGGAAAATCGCCGGTGATGGCGCCAGCAAAATCCTGAATCGTGCAGCCGCCGCTTCGCTGATCGGCGCCGCCGTCCAGATCGTTCAGCGTCATGTCCAAATCGTCGACCGATACAAGCCAGGGAAAGTGCCCATCAATGCCATCGTCCACGTTGGTAAACACGCGTGGATAGTCCTCGATCACGATCTGTTTGACGATCGTGCCGGCATTGAAACTCGCGAGGAATGCTTTGAAGGTAGGAGTCGCGTCAATCATATTTAGCTGCCGGAAACCACTGTCGCGCCGACCCACAGACGGCACTGCAACTCAAAAGCGAACATGTTGCGACTCACCCATTTCGGTGCCCATTCGGTTGAGTCGAGCGTGTATTCATTCCAGTGCGTGTCGTCAGTCGCATCCGGACGATAGGCGAAGACACCGCCGGCAAGGGCATAACTCATAAACGCCTTCCATGCCGCCAGGTCGCTCTGCGGGACCAACTGAAAAGACAATGTCATTAGATCGTCGATACGTTCGACGACGGCCTGTTTGATACCAGACGACGTAATGGAATCGTGACGTTCTGCCGAGAGACCGTCGAGAGGTTGCTTGCCGATCGCGGGATATGTCGGCACGAACTCGATGTCGCCGGAGCCCGTGTTGTAGATGAACATGGGCTGGATCATAGGTCTGCCACCAGTTTTATTTTCATCGAGAGTGAAAAGTTTTCAAAAGATTCGAAGTGCGGCGCCCACTCCATGCTTACGAGTTGACACGTCGAGTAGCCGCTGGCATCGTCGCCGTTGTCGACACCGGGATACTGAAACATGGGATCCGCGTCGACTTCATTCGGATAGTCAGGGAGCGGCCGGTAGCTGAAGACGCCGCCCGTGAGGGCATATTCCTCGAAGGCTTTCCACGCTGGCAGATCGCTAGCAGGCACATTCGCGAAGGTAAGCACCGTGACTGTGTCGACGCGATCGAGGAACGATCGCTTGACGCCGGCGGCAGTGATCGAGTCGTTGCGGACCGCTTCCAAGCCCCAGAGACCATGCGGCTGTTTTTGAATGGGCGGATACTTTGGAGTAAAACCAGTCGGCGTGCCGCCTCCGCCTCCCGAGGTATAGGTAAAGCCATTGGGCAAGCTCCCCGTGCCGTCGCTCGTGGTGACGCTAACGGTAACGGATCCCAAAGCATGTGCCGGCGTCACGCACGTGAGTTGCGTGCTCGAGACGAAAACGACGCTCGTTGCCGCGGATCCTCCGAAGTCGACCGTCGCTCCAGATTCGAAATTATTCCCGATGATCTGGACCGCGGTCCCGCCCGAGGTTGGGCCATAGTCCGGAATCACCGCGGTGACTGTGGGCGCCGGCGGCGAGCTCGTCGTGTACGTGTATCCGTTCGAGAGCGTGCCCGTGCCGCCTGTCGTCGTTACGCTCACGTCCACCGCGCCGGCGGCATGCGCCGGCGTCACGCACAACAGAGCCGTGCCCGAGACGAAAACGACGCTCGTGGCAGAAAGGCCATCGAAAGTCACGGTCGCGCCTGGCAGAAAGTTGGTGCCGGTGATTCGAACCGAGGTTCCGCCCGCGGTCGAGCCACTCGACGGCGCAACATTGGTGACAGTAGGCGCCGTGGGCGCCGCGGCCTTGAACGCGATCGCGCCCATGCCCCAAAGCGGTTCGGTCCCAACAAACCCGCAGTCAGTCTGGCCGGGTGGCGCGTTGAGTTGATATTGAATCTGGGCGACATCAGCGACAGCGGCATTGATGCCGAGCGTGTAACCGGTACCGGCGGGGAGATTCAAACGTCCCGAACCACCTGCTGCCTGAAAGCCGATGATTAAATCTGTGTTGGGAGTTGGGCTAATGAAAAAATCTGAAAATGTGATTACTGGCGCACCGCTCGGTTGGGCAAGATTGGCAATACCGCTCGAAGTTAAGTCATAGACGCCGGGATATGCCACGCCGCTGAACTCGTAAAAGTGCATCTCGACGGAACTGGCGGCGCTGCCACCGTTCGTCGCGTTCATCGTGATTGCAAAGGTTGTCTGTTGCCCCGGGCTCATCGAGGACGCATTCTCGATGAAGGCCAATAACACGCCACCAGTGGCGGTCGTCAGAAACGGCGGTGGAGTAGGATTGTCATCCCAAGTCGCAAACACACCAGAAGAACCAGGGAGTGCTGGCCAATTCGACAATGCGTAGCCGCCGCCGATTGGGAGAGTATTTTCGTTGAATGAGACTCCGAGATTAAGCGATCCCTTCCACATGCAAACGACCATCAGCAGATTGCCGAGCGTCGTCGGCGCAGCGAAACCGCCCGTCACGCTGAGCGTCTGGCCATAGGCCAAACTGCCGGTCGCGGATCCGCCGCTATTGCACTGTACGAGAGCAACAGTCACTACTGAGATCTCCGCGTCACACGCAGGGCATTCGAGGCGTGGAGATTCGATTGTCGGTTCTGAACTCGCTTCGACATCTTGCGCATGACCTTGCCGAGATTGTCGGGCGAGATCATGCCTTTAACGTGTGCGTGCAGATGCGTGTCGCCAGCTGCCCCGCCGGAACTGTCGAGATGTGAGCCGATGCGCTCCGCCAGGCGCGTCAAACTGGCTTCGTCGAAACCGCCAGAGCCGACATGTGCCGCCGCAGATACAGCCGCCGGGTCTGTCATTCCAGCGGAGGCCATGCGTAAGGTTGGCGATGAAAGAAGCGCGTTAGCGATCCGCTCCATAGCGTCAGAGTTTTCGAGAGGCAAGATTGCTTCGTTTGCGGAGCCACCAGATGGACTGTCGCCAGCCATGAAGATTGTCGGCGAAGTAACGATGCCGCCACCCGCCAGGCGTGTCACGCCCACCGTTTGTTGCGAGCCGCCGCCGGCGGACTGCGCTTGGTTCGGACTCCCCGGGTTGCCGCTTCCACGAGGGCCGGTGCTGCCGACGCCACCGCCACCACTCCCGCCGCTCATGGCAATGCCAGCTGCGCCAGAGACGCCAGCCACGAGGCCGAACTCCGCAGCTGCAGCGAACCATTCTGCCGCCGAGGAATCAGTGACGCCTAGCGCCAGTTCAGCAATACCCATGGCCGTGCAATAGATGGCGTGGGCTGCGGCCTGCGTTGCGAGATTGACGAGCACCTGTCCGGTTGCCGCCTCGAGGGCGGCGCCGATCGACTTGCCGCTCTGGATCGCGCCGATCATGGCACTGGCAAACGCTTCGTCCATGTGCGCTGCGGCCTGTCCGAGCATATTGCCCATGGCCTGCGCTTCCGTGCCGACATTCTTGGATTTCTTCGCGAAGTCGGTCGCAAAAGAATCCCAGAATCCTTTCGTCTTGACCGTGTCGCCTTCCAGCTTTTGCAGTTTCTTGGTGAGTTCGTCGATCGCCTTTTCCGTGGCGCGGATCCCGGCGGTATTGCCAAGCGATTTGTCGAGCAACAGTTGCTGTTGTTGCACAGCCAGCTGTGCCGCCAGGTAGTCATGCAGCGAGATGACGCCGCCCCGATATTCCATCTCCAGAATATGCATCGCCGCCTGATTGTCCTTGGCGTCTTTGCTGAGACTCGTCGAGAGCGTGATGCCGAGTTTCGCGGCGGCATCGTTCATCGATAACAAATTACGCGTTGTGGCGGGAAGATTCGGGAAAAAACCCTGCGCGAGATTGATCGCGAGAACCGCAGCGTCGGCATGTAACTTAAGAATCGTCTCGTCCGAGTTCATCGCCTGCTGTTTTAGCTTGGCGTAATGGTCGGCGTTGAGCGCCTCTATCTTGGCGTTAGTCTCTTTGACCTGTGCGATTTGCTTAAGGGCGGACGCATTGTCCCCCACCGCTCGCAGTCCGCCGGCGGCACGCTGTTCTGCCGCTCGCTCCTTCTCCAGTGTTTGCAGTTTGAGTTGATATTCTTTTTCAGCTTCTTCCTGCTGCACTTTCAGAGTCGCCTCGGCGGCATCTTTGGCGAAAGCCGCCTGATATAAGGCATCCGCCGCCCAAATCTTGATCTTCGCGTTACCGATCATCTCCGCGATAGAGATTGATTGTTTTGCCGCGCTAGTCTCATCTTGCAGTTGAGTTGCGAGGCGATCTTTCCGGGCGAGATCGAGCTGGATGTCATCATCTTTCTTTTTCTGAGCAGCGATAGCGGCATCTGCCTGCGCTTTCTGCCCGATCCTGGCAGCCTCTGCGGCAAGTTGTGCTGGCGATTTGTCTCCGGTAAAAAATGCTTCGATAGACTCCTCGAAACTCTTCTCGTAAAGCGCAACTTGGCCATATGCCGCACCAATTGTCCCGAGAATCCCCGGCAATTGGCCGAGTTTGGTCGCTGCCTGTTCTATTGCCGTTGGTTCTAGCGAGCGAGCATAGGCGTTAGCCGCCTTCGTCGCCGCCGCAAGGGCGGCCTCATTCTTTTTGATCTCTGCCTGTAGTTCCTCGACCTTGTCGCTTTTCAGTTCGCCTTGGGTCTTGCCGAACCGTTTAAGCGCCTCGCTATCGCGATCAATTTGATCGGCAAGCGCCAGTAGCGTTTTATTTTGTTCCTTGACTGCCTCATCCGAATCCTTCATTGCCTGCGTAAAGATGAAGGTATTGGATATCCAATCCGTTAGTTTTTCGGTCCCCTTGACGAGCGCCTCGATTAAAAAGAAAACGGCGGTGGCGGCGAAGGCCGATTCGAGAGCCGTGCCCACGCCTGGCAACTCAGCAACAAAGCTGCGCACGTGACGCGGCAAGTGAATCCCGAAAAGCTCACCCAAAAGCCCAATCTCGCCGCGCGCTTCATAGGTCGAGGTTTTGGCCTTGACCATCGCGTCCTCGATCTCGCCGCCGGCATACGCTGCATTTGACCCGGTGGCATCGAGTTCGAAACTGACGTCTTTGGCGGCATCGCCAACCTGGCTGACGCTGTCCGCTGCCGCGGACATGGCTGTATCTGCCTGATCTGGAAGACGCGCAAAGACCTGGTCGAGTTGCGTGGTATCGCCGAGAAAAGTTAAGACGGCATCGCCGACATTAAGTGGCATGGGGCCCTATCTGGATTTGTGGTAGCATGCTGCGGCTATGAAAAACGTATCGATGCTCTTGGTGCTGCTGGCCGCGTTGGGTTGCACGCGAGAACAGAAACCGCAAAATGTACAAAGCGTACAAACCGTACAAGACGACTCAAACGGCAGCCTTAATTTACGAGGTTATGCACTGGCGCGATCATGGACGCCGGAACTTGCACGCGAGAAAATTGACGCAGCCGACAAATACTATGCTGATGGTGGACTTGCCCTGTGGGGCAAGACGCGAACGCAACAATCGCAATTGCGATTAAACAAGGCGACCTATAGCATGTGCGTCGATGACGCGCAGAGTAGTAAGTTGGGCGTCGCCAGTAGTCTCGGCCCGCAGCATCTTGCCGAATGTGACCGCGTGATTGACGAAACTCATCGTCTCATTGCCAAACAAGAAGAGGATATAAAACGGGAATACGCCAAGTAGTCAACGCGGCGCCCGCCCGCTTCCGCCCTTTTGTGCCAACGTGTTGATGCGTGCAAAAAATGCGTCGTTATTCACGCGTCGCGGCCGGCTAGGGCGCTCCGATCGCGGCGTCGCCTTTTTCTCTTCCCTCAGTTTTTCCATTTCGTCCGCGAGTGCTCGCAGGCGTTGATTTCGCTTGCGGAACATCAGCCCGAGACATTCCTCGGTCCATTGATGATTGATTTCATCTGGCGTGAGGCGCCATTCAGAAAGCGCCAACTCGTATAGTTCGCCTACCGTGGCGCTGACGCTGTCCTCACCAGTTGCGTCACCATCGCAAGTTGGGGCAAAAAAGGGAAAGCTACCTCCATCACCGCCGAGAATGCGGTCGCGATCTGCTCTTCGGTCGCGGTCGCGAGGATGTCCTCTTTCGGCAACTCCGGAGCATAGGCAAAGAGCAACTCCGCGAGTTTTTCTGGAACTTGTAGGAGCGCCGCCGCCAGGCCCGTCGTCATACTTTTTCCGTCCGCCCTGAGATTGAACGAATCGAGTACGGGAGTGACCGTTTCAAACAGTTGCTTGCGCCAGGCGCGTTGCGGCATGACGGCGAGGAGGGGAATTTCGTACTCTTTGTCGCCAAGTTTTACCTTGAGCGGAGTACGGGCAAGGATATCGTCTTCGGAGCGGGGTTTCATTGGTCGCCTTTCGTCGAAAGTAAATGAGGGCCAACAGTCGTGAGCCGTTGACCCTCATAAACACAGGGAGTTGGGAGAGACTAGCTGCCTTCGTAGCCGGTGCCGAGATCCTGAATCGTGAATAGATTCTGACCTTGGATTTTGCGGGCGTCGAAGCTGACCGGAATGATCTGCTTGTCTTTGCGTGTCATCTTAAGGTTTACGGCAGCTGTGGACAGCGCCTTTTGCAAGAGGATCACGCGTGACGTGAACGTATCCGGTGCCGGGCCGACCACGCCGACCATGATGTAATTGAGCGCCAGCGAGCCAGCCGACAAGGTCGGATTTCCCGTTGGCACGTAGGCAGACGCAGCAATCGCCGTATTCAGGTTTTTCAACCCGAGTTCAGCAAGATGCGCCGAGATGACAAACTTTTCCTTTTCGAGAATGTCATCGACCGGGGCCGTTTCTTCGTCCACGTAAATCTCTTTGATAGTGGGCGTATAGATGGCGTCGACGCCTGCATCGGTATAGCCGACCTGGCGCCAGCCAGCGGGCCAGACAAGCGGCAAGGTTAGGGTTGGCAGAGTTGTGCCGAGCGCAGCGACATACAGTAACGCCGGGCCTGCAATAATTTGAGATACATCAGGTTCAGGCATGGTGTTGTTTCTCCTTTTTCTCCCTGTTGGGACTTACAAAAACTTTTTATGGCCAGCTTGGACTGGCCTTCAATGGCCAGACGCCGGACGTGCTTAGCATGCCCTTGCCGGTATAGACGTGATAACCGCTCGTGTAGGCTTCGGCGCCGGACGGGCCGAAGATCGCGAAACCGAGCGGATGACCGCCCGTTAGTCCGGCGTGGGCGTAGGAGCCAAGCACTGTGCCGGACGTGTCACGAATTTCGCACTTCATCTGACTCGTGCCTGGCGCCGTATCGTCGTAGAGAGTAGCGATCCAGTAAAAGCCATTATTCGAAATCGCTCCCATGTCGTTAAGGCCGTTGCCGTCGATCTCGCACTCGGCATGCGGGGCAGTGCCATTCGAGAACACGATGGCGACGTCGACGTAGTTACCACCAGTTGCGGCTGTCAGCGTTCCCAGAGAGAATGTTGAATTGGTATCAGTGTTTGGCGTGGTGACATAGATCCAGTGAGCAAACGACCATTTGTTCGTATTAGCGTGAACGGCAGGAGTGAAATCGATCTGTTGCGGCGGGGAAGTCGCGGTCGGATAGTCCAGAACCATGGAGCCGCCGTTTAGGCTACCAAGACACTCCGTCGCGGGCATGGACTGACTGACTGTGGTGCTATAAACGAGCGCACTGGGGCTGCTAGAAATGGTCCAGGCAGTGCCGCCTGGATAACCTTGAAGTGATTGTCCCTGCGTCGATCCATCCAGTAATCCAGGGGTTACGGCTGTCGTATTCGTTCCATTGCTCCATGAGAAAGCGACATCCGGCGTGTTGTCGCAAGGCGCCGCTGTCATGCCCGTAAAGGCCAAAGTGGAGTTTGTCCAGTTCTCACTAATCGAACCGTCGTCGACGGCGCTGGCCTGATAGGTTCCTGCTGCGACTGATTGATTAAAGAACCAAGGACCAGCGTTGTAGAAACTGATGTAGGGCAGCGGCGAGGTCCAGCCGGATCCAGCCACATTCGTTACCGCAGCATTCGCGAGGAAGTCATGCGAAACGATTCCGCCCGATACGATGAGATCCGCGGTTCCTGTGGTCGTAATCGATGTCGTCGTGTCGGTCGCACTCGCAGAAGGGTTGCTAGTTGTTTTGCAGCCGGCTGAATCTAGCGCATAAATGCCACTGCCGCCAGCCCATCGGAGCACCGTAAACTCGGCATCGTTGTCGTTGGCCGACAGGGTCACGCTAAGCGGTTGTGCTCCAGTTGATGTAGCCGTCAGCGTATGGGCCATATCGGTGGTCAGCGTATGGGTCGTCGATGTGGAATGACATTCCCCACCCGCAACCCACGTCCCGTCTCCACTGACGGATGAAATTGTGGGAGAAGTTGACTGATAACCTTGATAGATGATGATCAGCAAATCGCCGATTTGGGTGGAAGGAGGGGAGAAAATATTGGGACAGCTTGGGCTACAGTTGATCCCCGACACCCCTCCCGTGTTCCAGTAGTCCCATATAAGTGGCCCGAGTGTCACCGGGGTGCCGGTGTTGGGCCCCACGCGCAACATATGCCCCTGTGCAACACAAGAGGCGCAGAGCGTCGCGAAGAGTAAAAAACGCAAGAGTTGTCGCAAGGAAATCACTTGTAGAAAACGGTTAGATTGCCGCCGGTACCGCAGCCGGACGAGCCGGTCGCGGTTGTGGCGATGCCGACGGCGATACCCGTCGAGAAATTGGCCAGGGCGAGCGTCGTGGGCCCGACCCAAATTGGCTGCGTCGTCGATGCCGGCAGGGGAATGGAAAAGATCACGTTCGTGCCGAGGGTACCCGCGCCAGATGCGTTGATGAACTGGATCCAACATGTCGAGGCGGCCCCATTGATTGCGAATACGCCATAGACATTTCCGGCGCTGCTCTTGACGTTGGATGACGTCGTAAGCGTCGCCTTCGTGGCATTGCTGAGTGCAACCGCTGAGGCCGTGTCTGGGATAAGTTCGATGGCATTCGTAGTGCCTGGCGTCGTTTGATCGATCCCTGTTTTGCCGATGACGGCAGAGCCCGCGTCCAACACAGCGTGCAGATTAGAACCGGTCGCTTGCGTGACGGCTGTCGTCGATCCGCTGTCGCCGATGACGTGCCCAATGACATTGGAACCAGCTCCAAGCGTTTCGACGCCGGCCAGGAGTCCAACCGCAGGGAAACTCTGCGTCGCGTGCTGGACGGTGACGGTGCCGCTGCCGGTGATGACGGTGGACAACCGAACGCGGAAATAGGGGGCATTGACCGAGAAAAGAAACGAGACGTTCGTCGAGGCCGCGAGCGTGTAGGTCGGGCCCATGATCGTTGTGCTGGTGACGTTGACGCCCTGTACGCCAACCCATGTCGAGTTATCGATCGACGATTCAAAGGTGACGACGCCGCCTGTAAGCGTTGTGCCTTGTACCAGCGTGACGAGGACGGAGCTATAGGCGAAGCTATTTGAAACGAGCGTGACGGCGGTATTGCCCGACGTGCCAGACGTCCAGGCCGCGTCAGCCGTATTCAGCGAGCCGGTGCCTTGGGCCGCCACCGGTTGTTGCCCGAGAGCCAGCGGCGGCAACGCCAGCAACAAGATCAGGAACGCGGAGAGGAGGCGTTTCATTTCGTCTTCTTTCTTCGCAGTGCGACCTGGCTTGGATCGAGTTCGTATTTCGCCAGGTCGAGATTTTTATCGCGTCCAAACTGCGAGGCGATCTCCGTCTCTTGATCGACGATCGCGGATTGCCGAGCTTTATTTTGCTCGATCTTTACCAGCATCTTTTGATTGTCGATTTCGAGGGCGTCGTTTTCGTGTTGCAGGTCGCGGAATTTATCGCGCAGTTCAAGCGGGAGCGGATAAACGGTTTCCTCGACCACGACGGGAGGGGCGGGCGGCACAACCGCCGGTTTGGCTTTCTGTTGTGCCACCGCCAAGCCCGCACCTAGGAGCGCTAGGACAAGCAGAGTTGATTTCATTTGTAGAGTAGATCGATCAGCGCATCGCTTGCCGCCAGTGAAGTGTTGTCCGTATCCGCCATTCCCTTCACTACGCAGTAAGAAATGCCAGTGCCGAAGGCGATGCCTTCTTCCGTGTGGATCTCCCGTTCGGTTCCAGCTTGTGCTGCCACCGTGTAAAGAATGGTGTCCGATCCGGAGTTGGTTCCACATGTGCAGGCCGTCGCCTTGTTGCAGAACTTGAGATAGACCGGATAGGTCGTGTTGTTGTAAACCGAAGCGCCGTAAAGCTGTCCTGCCGAGCCCTTCAGGTTGGTTGCATTGTTCGACGCAGCAGCGACCAGGTGGCCGATCGACAACCCGCCGGACGTCTGCGGTACGAGGCCAACAGTGGAGCCCGCCGAACATCCGGTGCAATTGACCAGCAGTTTGCCGGAGTTGTCGAGTTGCAACGGCGACGCGCTGCCGCTGCTGATGGTCGTTGGCGACGTGTTGAACTCGCCGCCAATCAGCCACGCGTTAGCTGGCGCCGACGCATTTTGTCCGGCAAAATCTAGGACAGCACCAGCGTTGCCAAGATTTCTGACTGCGCCGATGACCTTCGTGGTTTCAGCTGAGAGTGTCGCATTGACGGCAAACGCTGTGTTGTCGGACGCGATCGTCACGCGGAGCGAGCCGGTACCGGTCACGCCATTGCCCATCAGCGGGGTTACGCCGTTAATCTGCGCGGCGTTCACGGACTGATTGGCCGTTAGAGAGCCGATCACGTTGCCGCCGGTGGCGAGCGCAACTTGACCAGTCGAATCGGATGCGATGGTCACGCGCTGAACGCCGGTGCCAGAAACGCCGTTACCGGTGGTCGTGGCAACGCCATTGACTTGAGCATTATTGACGGGTTGCTGCGCGAAAGCGATCGTGCAGCAGAGGAAGAACAGAGCGAGACCGCGAAAGACTGAGCGTTTCATGATTGGGTTTGTCCTTTGGTTCCTACCGGTGGTTTTGTGCCTGGGTCGAGATCATTGATAAAAAATATCTGCAACGCAATCGCCGAGAGCCACTGGCGTGTTGTCGTTGTCGGCGGATCCTTTGACGATCGCCATGCCGATTCCTGTGTCGTAGGTAAAAGAACCGGCGAACTCCGCACTTTGGCCGGCCTGAATGCCGATCACCTGTTTCGGCGTATCGCTTGCTGGGTTGGGCGTCGTCGCCTTGTTGTAGAGCTTCACGTAAACCGGATATTCGGTATCGTTGAAAATCTGCCAGCCAGTCACAAGACCGGCGACGTTCTTGAACGCGACGGCATTGTTTGAAGCCAGCGCAACTCGATGAAAAATTAAACTCGGTGTCATATCGTCTCCGCCTCCACCAGTGATGGTGCCGACGGGTGAACCCCATGAACCGGACACCTGTTCGTAAAGATTTCCGCTCGCCGTGTCGTAATAGACATCGCCGTCATTGCCGATCGTTTCCGGAAAACCGGAGCCCTGCGTAAACTGCGGTGGGCCTTCCGGCGCCTCGCCCGAGACGTTCGGTCGCGCGAGAATCGAATAGAACGCATGCGATGAAACCCAACCCGTATCCGGATCGGTCATCTCGCCCGCATTCGCTTCGAACGCGCGAACGATGGTCCCGTCGGTTAGCGTGAAATCGCATAGGCCGTGCAGCACGTCATTGATCGCGGCATAGATGGTCGCTGCCAGCGTGTATTGCTCGACATCTGCCCAGGCGCGAACTTGCAGGCGCGCGTCGACCAGGCGCGTAATTTCGCCGTGCGCAGCGCCGCCCACGCGGAAAATCTGGATGGCCGGGCCGTTCTTGGGGTCAAATCCTTCCGGCAAATCGGAGGCGCAATAGATGGATCCATTCGGATTTGTGCCAAGCAGGGTCGTGACTTGGGACTGACCGAGCAGAAATTCGCGGACCAAAACGCAGGCATCAATCACCGCATTCTTTCCTTAACCGAGAATTTCCTTGATCTTGCCTGGCAGTTCGCCGATGTGCGCTTCAAAGGCGGGATAGATGTAGGGTTGTGGACGTGTTTTCACTGTCCCGAGCTCCAGCCAGCCGCCATAGCCAGACGTCGTGAAAATGCGCGCGCGGACGCCCTCTTCTTTGCCGCGAAGTGACATCTTGACCGAGTCACGTAACGACTCGCGATTTTGGCCGACTTCGCGTTCGCTCGTTGCGTGGGCGAGAACCGGCGATCGCTCGACCGCCTCAAAAAGGATTTCCGAGAACACGTCCTGCATCGAGTCGTAGAGCGCATCCTTGAACTTGAACAGGGCTTCGGTAGTGTGCAGGTCGAGCGTCGCCGTCGCGCTGACTGTGTTCGCTGATTTGAGTCGCCTTGGCATTGGCTAGACCTGCACAATCCGCGCCCACACTTCCAGGTGGTGATGGGCAAGGCCGGGATTATCAATATCGAAGATGTCGAGCATTTCGCCGGGTGTCGCCTGGCTGCGGGAGTTGAGTGTCGAAGCGGAAGGAATCAACAGCCAATGATCATGGGTGAGTGGCTTGGTGTTGTAAGTAACGCCACTGACGACGGCATAAGGGATATAGGAGCCATCCGGCGATTGATCCTGAAACCATGGCCGCATGAAAACCTGACGATAGGCGATCGCCAGTTTAGATCGCGTCAGAAGTTCCTTGCCGCGCGGTATGGCGGTACCTTCTGCCACGCGACAGGCGATGCCGCTCGTGAGCGTCGTAAATGCGGGGCTCGACATGCCCCGTTTATCGCCGCTCGACGTATCGCGAATGAGGACGTCGGCGGTCGCATTGAGAAGACCGTCGAAGGCATCCGTGCCATCATTGCGCTCGATCGCAAGGATCAGCAGTTCAACTTTCTGTTCATCCGGATCCACGATGCGATCGATATCGAAACGACGATCGCCGTTGTCTGGATCGTGATAGATCAGAAACATTCGGCTCTTGAGGCCCGCGCGATAACGAATGGTAATGTTGTGCGTCGCCATCGCGACGCGGGCGCCATCGAGGCGCGGCCACGCGTTCTCTTGGCCGAGATGGGTTGAGATCGGCGAGAGTGTATTGGACGCCACGCCGACGATCTTGGCGTAGATGCCGGCGGCCACGAGAACCGGGGCGCCCACAAGCGGCTGGTCCCAGATATCCACCTGGCGATTCATTTCGCCGGGATCTGTGTAGATGATTCCCATTTACTCGTTTAAGCCAAATTCGAGAACGCGCTCGCTGTTGATGATCTCCTGCAAGTGCAGCGGCAAAGGCACGTGAGTGCCGCCAGCGCCAGCAGATGTGACGACGACGGCGCGCTGTTGATACCAATGCACGATCATTTGCAGCAGGGCCGTATAGAGATTCGGCGGAATCGAATTGTTCAGTTGCACGGACGTCGTCTCATTGGCGGGATCGGTTGCGCCCTGCGATTGATCCTGTCCGATATTGCGCCAGGCCGGGACGGAGTTGTCGTTCGAGATCGCTCCGAAAGTTTGCGAGAAAGTAGGCGTCGAACCGCCAGCGGTAAGACTGGACACGATCAGTTGCTGCAGGTAGCCGTTTGGATCGACGATGACGGCCGGAGCGGTGTAAACGTGCCCTGATGTCCACGGGCCGAGAATCGGGCCAAGATTTTGCCAGGTCGCAGTAACAACCCCCTCCGGATTGGTTTCCGAAAACGTCGTGCCAGGGTTGCCGGTCCAGCCGGGTTCGGTCTTTCCCGTCTTCGCGTTGGTCGCGAGCTGGATCCATACATTTCCCGCAGGATCGAGGAAGTAGGAGTTCTGAGCGACCGACGTGAAGGCCGACCACACCGCGCCGAGCGACTCGCTGACGTCTGCCGTGTTCGGCGGAAAATAGCCGGCGGAAAAATAAATTTTGACCGAGTTTAAGCCTTGCACGGAGATGGGCCACCGTTGACCAGGCAGCGGCGCGATGCGAGGCGGCATGGACGCGAGGTCGACTGCGAAATCGGAACCGGGCAACAGCCCGTGAGATTTGCCATCCGTGCCGATGTATTCGATGTGATCGATCGCGGTCGCGGGGCCGCGGAGAAGATGAATTTCAAACGGATTGCGCCGATTGCGAAGGCTGCCGGAAGCCGGGTAGGGGTAGGACGCTGCCGGGCCATAACCGCCGAAGTAGATCGGAAAATCCGAACCAAACATTGCCGCATAGGGCGACGAATAGTAAGGGAACAAGGGAAAGGCGGGCTCCATCTGGATGAACTTCCGATTCGCCAGCGTCATGCCGAGCGACGTCTCAAGTTGGCGCCGCGCGCCGGGAATGATGATGGTGGAGATCAGCGTGTCATCTGTGCCCGGCTGCACGCGCAGGAACGTCTGCGCAGTAGTGAGATCGACTGGCTCGGTGGGTGCTTGCGACACTTCGACGATGGAGGACATGAAATTTCCTGAGAAAAAAGTAAAGGGGCGCCACTGTCCGAAGTCAGCGACGCCCCACTTACTCACGGCCCTTTTTGTGACAGGGGGTGGGGCGCGGAAACGGGGCCGTGGAACTGGAAGGCCGGGAGTTTCACCCGGCCCTCAAGGTTTAGCTACCGCTGGCGTGATTGACCAACAGTGCAAAGGCGGCCTGCTGAATGCGCTGACCGTCTGTGCGCTGGAACGCCTGGAAGCCGACCTGGTGATTCGGCATGTACAGTTCGTTGTAGCGGACGACTACCGTGCCGCCCACGTCGCGAATGATGTACTTGGAAAAATCGCCGAACAGCACCGTATGGGCGCTGCCCTTCGAGCCGATCGTGTCCATGTCCGCATTCCAGTCATACGGGTAACCGTAAATGCGATCAGGCACGCCGACGGCAAGGCTGGCGACCCAGAGGGGACGACCATACTTATCTTTCAACTTGCGGAGATAGTCGATCGTCTGCCAGTGCATCATGAACTTGGCATCGTCTCGATAGGCCGGATCGAGAGCCGCGATGAGATCATCGAGATCGTCCGAACCAATCGAATTGTCTGCCGTGCCACCATTGCCGTCGTTGGAGTTGGATCCAACGGCGTTAACGGTATTCGGAGTGGTGTCGTTGATGATTGAGTAAATCAATCCCGTCGGAACGCCAGTGCCGTTACCGTTGGTGTATTTCGCATTCATGATGCGGCCAAGGCGCTGTGCGAAGGCCTGCGTCAGTTCGCTTTCCAGATCGAATGCCGAATCCTGCAACAGTTGAACACTGAGCAATACCTGTTTGGACGAAGCCAAATAGGCACTGAACTGCACCTGTCCGAACGTCGGATTCAACTGCGAAACGGGCGCTGCTTCGGCCACGAACTCGCCCGTGTTGTTGGTGTCGTCCATCGTCGGCCAGTCGAGAAGATTGCCGGTCGAGGTCGTGAGCGCGCGGCAGTTATTCCGCATACGACCATAGGCCTTCATCTTCTGTTCGAGTTCTTTCTGGAACCCGACGGGCACAACGTAGCCGCCTTGCGAGCCGGTCCCTACGTTCAAACCAGTGTAGGTACGGGCCTCTTCGAACGCATCGCGCAACATCTTGCGCGACTCGCTACGCAAACCACTTTCGCCGTTGCGCAGAAAGTCCACAAAAGCTGTGCGATATTCGGGGCTCGCCAAGCGGTCATTGAAACGCTTGATCGCCGCCTCGCGTGTGTTCAGGCTGCGATCTTCGGCACCGGGAAGATCGACAACTGGCTGATCGGCCGGCGGCACTTTGTGAGCACGCATTTCCTCACTGAGAGCCGCAGTCGCTTCTATCGCCTTGATCTGCGATTCAAGAGACTTCTGCTCTGCATCGAGCGCCGTCCATTTTTCCTGCGCCTCGCATTTGCCTGCCTCAGATCTGGCATTCCATTTGCCAGTATCGCTAGTCAGATCCTGCATCTGTTCGATGATCGCGGCCCGTTTCGCACGCAATTCCCTGCTTGCGACGAGGACCGGGGCGGCAGCAGCAGCCAGGTAGTGTTGCGCGCTGCCATGTGCATGCGTGGCAGCAAAAGTGGTCACTCCCAGGAAGGCGAGGACCGGCAGAATGAAACTGATGACGCGCATGGCGACGATTGCGGTCTGCATCGTTTCACCAAAGTGCTGGTGATACTGACGCAGAGAACGCCGCTCACGCATTTTTAGGCGTGGGTTCATGGATCTAATCTCCGTATCGTTTTTTGAATTGGTGTGGCTGGGCCTACACGCGCCTTACGTCCGCAGCCTGCGGCGTGTTACGCGCTCCATGCGCCAACAAGACGTCATGGGTATTGCGAAACTTTGGGCAAATCTTATGCCGCGCGAAGACGCTCCATTGTTGCGCGGCAATACTTCTCCTCGATCTCGATGCCGATCGCTTCCCGCCCGAGACGTTTCGCGGCAACCAAAGTTGTCCCGCTGCCAAGATAGGGATCGAGAATGGCGCCGGTCGTCGGCTCCAACAGGTTCAGCATCTCCGTGAGCGATCGTGAGTGGGGATGACCGAATTGCACGCATGGCAAATGCTGCGGGAAGATGACTTTCAAATCCTTTTCGACGAGCCAATCGGCAAATCGATACATTGATTCGACCGTGAGCGTGTAGGGCGGATCGAGAACTAAAACGCTGAAATGATGCTTGGGTAAACCATGCAGCAGATCATCCGTCGCGCCGTGATAAATCGCGATCGCGCCCTCTTGGTAATAGGCTTTCATTTCTACAGCGATAGTGCGGCGCGTGCGGTCTCGACGCGAGCGCGTGCCTGCTCGATCGAGAGGACGTCGGCAGAGTTCTTGCCGCTATCATCGGCGACGTGAATGCCGTACTCCTTGCATTTCGCCACCAGTTCTTTGTGGACGGCGGCTTTCTTGTCCGCCGGAATTTTCTGCGTCTGGCTGAACCGCGCCAGGGCATTCTGTAAATGCCGTTTGGTTTTGTCGTCCGTCGAGAACTTCCACGGCAACGCCCAAGTTGAGGTTTGATCGGGATCGCCAACGTACAGGAAGGCGCTCGCCGGCAGGTCTTCGCCGTCGACGCGCTTCGTCTTCTTGGCATCGTCCCGCTTTGCGCGTGCCGCCTGCATGGGAACTGCGCAGCGATCGGCATCGCCGCATGTCTCCATGTACATCTCGCATTCGTCGCAATCGCCACCAAAACAAGCGCGGCAATTACACTCGCAGGCCTCTGCGGCAGGCTCGGGCGTGTCGGCAGAGTTCGGATCGCCATCCTGCGCATCGCGCAAGGCCGTAACATGTGACCGCACTTCGAGGGGTACACCGTCCGGCCACAAGGCCTGCCGATGTTGAACCGATCGAGCGCCGACCGATGTGCCCTCATAGGCAGGGTAGGTCACGGGGCCGACGTCGAAGAGGTCGAGATCCTCGATGGTTCGATAATTCGTGGTCTTTCCCTCGGCATCCGTTTCTTCGCTCCACGTCTGCTTGCGCACCGTGAACGCGAAGCTGCAACCGTCTAGGTCTTCGCGCGCCACCATGGAGTGAACTTCTGTGGCGATGCGCGTATCGGGATTGAGATCGCAGTCGTAATGAAGGCCGGTTGCGTCTACCGCGAGACTCAGAGTCTTCGACTTCGTGCGCCCAAGCAGATTATTCGGATCGTGATTGAAGAGACAGCGGACGTCCTGCGCTTCCTTGAGCGCCCGATCAAAAGCGCCAGGCGCAATCGTTTCGATGAACCATCCGCTATCGTACTTGTCACCGAAAACAGCGGCATAGCCTTCGATGCCAGGTTTTGCACCAGCGCGAACTTTGACTTTTTGACCTTTGATAAAACGACGCTCAAACATGTGGGGTGTCTCCTGCGTAGGGTGGTGTTTGTTATCTCTTGCGTTTTACTGCATCTCGTAAGCGTGCCAGTGGCCGTTGCGCGGGCGCGACAGCCGTTTCTGCTGGCTTCTGCATGGTGGTCTCGACGCCGGTGGCAGTTACGGATTCGAGATGATCATCGAAATAACTGTCGACGGATTTCGCCTTGCGGCCAAGGGTGAAGTTTGTACCTTCGTCGACGACAGGACTCTCCCACCCGCAACTGCAAACAGCCTGGCCGCCACCGGCGGGGCTTCCGCGATAACTTTTAAGGTGTTTCATTCTGTGACGCTCTCCTCGAGGGGTGATGCCGTGGTGACCTGTTCGCGTAAGAGACGCAGAGCACGCTTGAGCTCGTCGACGGCGATCGTGTCCGCCTTGTCTTTGTGCCAATCCTTGCCGCGTTCCGCAAGAAAGTCGATGTACTTTCGGATGAAGAGCGCCGTCCCCTCCGGTTGAACCATGTCGCCCGGCTCGCTGTCGCCGCGGAAGCTAAACGAGGCAGCGATCTGCGTCAGAATCGGGGTGAATGCCAGTTGGAAGGCCTTCGGCGTGCGTTCATCGCGCGTCAATGCGCGGCCCAGAGCATCGCGAAAGAGACCGTAAAACAACAGGAAATAACGCTTAATTTCGGCATCGTCGACGCTGCGATTGACGCTGCGCGCCTTTCCATTGCCGCCGCCGTCGCCGCCGGACTGATCGTTGCCGCCCTGGCCGGCGCCACCATTGCCGTCGACGTCTTGCGCCGGCAATTCGCCACTGAGCGAGTCTTCGGTGACGACCACCATATTGACCGGCTGCCAGAGCTTGTCGCCTGGATCGTTTGAATCAAGTTGGGCCTTGCTGTAGGGTTGTTCGCCCATGAGCTTGCGACCCTCGTTGACTGTGTACAAACCAGCGTAACGGCCCATCTGAATGCCCTTGAGCAAGTCACTGTAGCTGGCGCGTTCAAACATGGTCGTGTCCATGCGTGCAAAGAATCGGCCCGTGTTGCGGCCGATTCGAGGGAACATGCGCGCGTTTACCGTCTGCTCAATCTTGGCGATGAAGGGTTTGATAGTGTACGTCAGAAACTCGATGCCGCGTTGTTCGGCATTCGCCCTGGACTCCACGGGTTCACCGAGAAAGTGAACGGGCACGCCGAATATCGCCGCGATCTGCGTGCGATTGAATTGCCGCGTCTCGAGGAATTGCGCTTCGTTAGGATTGACGCCAATCTTTTGCCAGGTCAGGCCGCCGTCAAGGATGGCCATGCGATGCGAGTTGCCGCGTCCGTGGGCATCCATCCACGACTTGATGGCCGCCGCCTTTTGATCGGCCTTCATGAAACCGGTTGCGGTCAAGACGCCACCAGGTCGGCTGTCATTAGCAAAGAACCGCGACCCAAAGGATTGCGCGGCGAGATCCGCGCCGAGCACTTCGCGAGCGTAGTATTTGACGGGCGACAGGCCCATCAGCGAATCCATACCCATGCCGCGGAACTGACACATGTTCTCCGCGTCGATCCAGCGTTCATATTGTCCAGGCGTGTCGTTCGTCTTGTAGGCAAGTTGCCCATTCGGGCGGCGGTATGGCATCGTGCGGAACGGGCTGCGCAAATAGAGGGCGCATGGCTGTCCGGCATTGTTGTCGACAGCCTCGGCGTATGAGTTGCCGGTCGTGAGGATGTGAACCATTACGGTCTGCCAGAAATCCGCGGCACAGGTTTCCGGGTTCGGCTGATTGTTGAGCACGTTGTCGAGCAAATGATCCTGTGCGATCTTCTCGCTGCCGTCGTCCATGCGTTCCCAGACGCGGAACGGCAGCGTGGCGATCGCGCCCGAGATGACGCGGACGCACCCGACAAATGCGGCGATCTGCATCGCCGTCAGTTCATTTACTTCGACGCCAGCTTCGGACGGCGCCACGCCCATCCAGCCGGCGAAATAATCTGCCGGGAAACTGATCACACTCCCGAGGAAGTCACGAAATTCCTGCAACAAACTTCTGCGCGACATTAGCTTTTATTCCTCATTGAGACGAAGGCAGCCACTACCAAGAGCGCGCCCGCGGAAATGGGGCCGAGAGGCCGATATATCCAGGTAGCGCCGGCGATGATCAGCGCGAAGCCGACGAGGAGCGAGGCGATCGCGAAAGGATTGATGGCCTTCATTTAGTTCCAAGACCTCCGTACATCACCTGCATCCGTGCGCCACCAATAAATCGCGCTTTCCGGGGTTGCATTGCTGTGGTCGTGAAGCATGAATGCGAAGTTGGCGAACCGATCAACTTCCTCAGCAGTGAGGCGCGGCGGGTCCGTTTCGCCGGGCAAGGTGACAACCTGGTGCCGCTCAAACATTGTCGGGACCGATCCGCATGCGGCGAACTCGCCTACTCTTGGGTGGGTTTGTCATTGTGTTTTCCGCAATCAAACGTCAGTTTGTCGTTGACCAGCCGGCCTTCGACGATCTCGCCGCACTTCACGCATTTGTCGAACACGCTACAGCCGCCACTGCCGGCGCCAGTGTCGAGCGCCAACACTCGATTGAGCGCCGTAAAGAGCGCCGTCGCCGGGTCGATCTTTTTGTCGTATCCCTCTTTATTTGGGAAGAGATTGTCGTTTTTATCGCGGTGGGCGACCACGTTCGATATTGCCCACGTGAGAACTGGATCACCGTTGAAGTGAAAGCGCCCGTCATACACGGCGGCCTCGAGCTCCTTCATTGGCTCCGATAGATGTTTGGACAGCTGCGGGACTTCCACCATCTTGATCCCCTCGGGTGCCAGATGATTGACGAACTGCTGCGCCTGATAGGGATCGTGCGCGACTTCCAGAACGTCGAACTTCCGGCAGTCGTCACGGATGGAATCTTCCACTAGGTCATAATCGTTAGTCTCTCCAGGGCAACTGCGCAGGTGGCCATCGATCGCCCAACCCTTGTATTGACTGTTGGGCGAATGCTCGATCCGCTCCTCTGGCGTCCAGTGATCGCCAAAAAAATAGTAGTGACGTTTGTTGTCAATCGTTTTCCAAAAGAGCTTGATCTTGGAAATGAGATCGAGCTTGGAGGCAAGATCGAGACCGACGACGCAAGGTTGTGCGAGCCAGTCGGATTCATTGATCGCCGGGTCGGCACATTTGGCCCAGCGTTGCATGTCCATCCAGGCGTGATCGGCATTGACCCAGATGTCGAGATGTTTTTTCTTAAAGACCGGCTGCTTGGATGAAACCTGCAAAGCCTTATGCAGTTCGTCCAGTACCGCATCAGGGAAAACGGAGACGCCCCAATTCGGATTGGCCTTTTCGAGGGCCGCGAGCGTTGTCCAATCGTCGCCATCGTCGATCGTGTAAACGATCCCAAAGAGGCGCTCGTCATGCAGAACGCCGTCCAGAACCTTGAGAACATAAGAGCGGGTTTCGTAGCAGATGCCCGCCGGATCGCTGCCCGCGGTTGTAATGACCCACACCAACGGTTGCGCTCGCTTCTGCGCGTGACTCTTGATGGCATCGTAAACGTCGCGCGTGCGGTGTTTGTGGAGCTCGTCGATGATGGCAAAGTGGACATTGACGCCCTCGACGGTGCCCGCATCGGAAGACAACGGGCGAAACCAGGACGCGCTGCTGTTTTGCTGAATGGAATGAGTCGTGACTGTAACGCCGAAGCGTTTGCGAAAACCGGGCATGCCGCGTGCCATATTTTGCGCCACGCCGAAAACGATGCGCGCCTGGTCGCGAGTTGTGGCGGCAGAATAGACCTCTGCGCCGCCCTCGCCGTCGACGGCGAGCATGTAGAGTCCGACCGGAGAACTGAGAGCCGACTTACCATTGCCGCCAGGAACTTCCGTATATGCTTCGCGAAATCGACGCGTGCCGGTGTCTTTAGAAAGCCACCCGAAAACGGTCGTGAGAATGAATTTTTGCCAGGGGCCCAGCTGAATGAGCTGGCCGCGAAGCGGTCCCTTGATGTGGGGGCTGAGTTCGACGAAAGAACAAACACGCGAAGCCGCCCCTTCATCAAAGCGATAAGGAAAATCTTTGCGGTCGAGATCATCCAGCTGGCGCTTGCAGGCGAGGCGCACCCACTTGCACGCGGATATTTTGCCGCTGACGACCTGCTCTGCATATTGAATTGCATCGCTGACATGTGACACACGTTATTGGACTTTCGCCGCTGGCGGCTTATCGAAGACCGCCCATGGATCCTTCGCTGGATCATCAGCGGAATTGGTTGTGATGCGCGATCGAGAACTTGGCGTCATGCCGAACTCACCAAGGAATTTACGCATACCTTCGATCGCGGTATTTGCGACACCCAGGAACGGATTTTGAATCGGGTAGCCGCTCGGCGATTTCAAGATCGTGCCGGTCGTGCTCAGACTTTTTTCCGCTTCCACCCATCTCGCCCAGAGTTGACAGTAGGCGGCGAGGGCCGCGCGATCGATATCGGTCAGGATCCCAAGTGCGACCAGCTGCGGCGTGATCCGCTTCCACTCGGCGAGTGCTTCGCCGACGATATGCGGCGGCGGGTCTGGCACGCCGATCGGTGGCGTGGGTTCCTTTTCATTCAATGCGCGCTTGCCGGGATTGCCTGCGACTCGTTTTAATGCAGTCGGCTTGGGACGTCTGCCAGCCATGGATTACGCGATTCCTTGCAAAATACTGATTTTAGGCCAGTTGGGCATGGGTAAGTCGTTGATTTGGCGATCGATCCTGTGCTTGTTTGCCCGTTGAACTCCACTAGAATTGATGCAGTCGTTACCAACGACAAGAGGAACGAAATGACAACTGAACAGATCAACCTGAAACCCTCTCAAGTGTCGAATGCGCTTGAGTATTGCATCAACGCTCGCCAACCCGTAACCCTCTGGGGCGAACCCGGAATCGGCAAATCTCAGATCGTGCAGCAAACCGCGAAGCGTCTTTCGCTCGCGTGCCAGGACGTTCGCGCTGTCTTGCTTGACCCCGTCGACTTGCGCGGACTTCCCCATGTCAACGGCGACGGCCGAGCGCATTGGGCGATTCCAGAATTTCTTCCACGCGACGGCAGCGGCATTCTGTTTCTCGACGAACTGAACCGCGCGCCGCAGCTGGTACAGAATGCCTGCTTCCAACTCGTGCTCGATCGCAAACTCGGCGAGTACACCTTGCCGGACGGATGGCGGGTTGTCTCTGCCTGCAACCGCGAGTCCGACGGCGGCGGCGTCTCTCGAATGTCGAGCGCCCTTAGCAATCGTTTCCTTCACATCAACGTAGAACCCGATTTGGACGACTGGTGCAAGTGGGCGATTACCGCCAACGTCGAACCCGTCGTTATTGCGTTCCTGAGATTCCGCTCCGAGCTGCTGCACAAGTTCGATCGAAACTCCCGCGCGTTCCCTTCGCCGCGTTCGTGGAGTTTCGTGTCGGGCATCACCGCCCAGAAACCGACAACCGATATCGAACTGGCTTTGGTCGCGGGTTCCGTGGGGCACGCCGCTGCGATCGACTACATGGCATTTCTGAAACTGTATCGCTCGTTGCCGTCGATCGATGCCATTCTGCTCAACCCGACGGGCTCGCCCGTCCCGAGTGAGGCGTCGACGCTCTACGCCGTTTCGAGTGCTCTTGCGCGTCGCGTGCAACCCGGAAACTTGGGCCGCGTTCTGCAATATCTCGACCGACTGCCCGAGGAGTTCAACGTCATGGCGATCCGCGACGCCACGACTCGCGACGCGTCTCTCACCAGCACGCCCGAATTTACGAAGTGGGCCGTTAAGCATTCCGATGTTGTGTTCTAACAAGCCGTCACCAACGGCAGGAGAAAACAGAGTGAAAAATTCAATCACAGAACGCGCGATGTTAGTCAGCCTAAACATTCAACAGTGGATGGGTGCGAAACATGACAAGGCGATTTCGCAGGAAGTCGCCCGTGCCCACAAGTCCGACGTCAACATGGGTCGCTACCAGAAATTGCTTGTCACGAAAGAATCGCTGGAACGCCTTCGCCAGATCACGTCGAATGCGCGACACGAACATTACAACCGCACGCTGCCATGGTCCGATGGCGGCGTCCGCATCCTGTCCGCCCAAGGCTACTTCGACTATGCGAAACGGATGCGCGAACTTGAGAACGAATGGGATGCCGCCGTCTCGGAGTTCCTGACGAAGTATCCGCAATGGGTCGCCGAGGCCCGCGTCCGTTTGAACGGGCTTTTCCGCGAGGACGACTATCCGAGATTCGCCCAGATGCGCGGCAAGTTCTCTTTCGGATTCAAAGTGCAACCGATTCCCGCCGCCCAAGATTTTCGAGTGCAGTTGGGCGACGATCAAACGGCGATGGTGCGTTCTGAGATCGAGGAATCGGTCAACGAATCGCTTCGCATCGCGATGGCAGACGTCTGGGAGCGCGTGCGAGACGTCGTAGCGAGGATGGTCGATCGCCTTCGCGCCTACTCTGTGACAAACGATGGCGTCGCCAATCCCTTCCGCGACTCGCTCGTCACGAATATCCGCGAACTGATCGACATGCTGCCCACTTTGAACATCACGCAGGACAAGAAACTCGCGCAATTTGCGAAACGTATCGACGCCGAATTGTGCGGATTGAGCGCCGAACAGTTGCGCGAGAACGATGCCGCGCGAGAACAGACGGCAAATGCTGCGGAAACGATCTTGAAAGAAATGGGGGACTTCGTTTAATGACTCCCGACGTCCGCATGTCCCGCGCCCGTACTCGCTTGCTACTCGATTCGCCATGGTTCGGATCACTGTCAATGCGCCTCGACGTTCAAGAGGCGGCCTGTAAGACCATGCAAACCGACGGCACGCGCCTGTCGTATAACCCGCAGTTTGTAGAGTCTCTCACTGACGACCAACTGGTCGGCGTTATTGCCCACGAGGTCATGCACTGCGCCCTGCTGCATCCGTATCGCATCGCCGGGCGCGATCTCAAAACGTGGAACGAAGCGACCGACTTTGCCATTAACGAATTGCTCGCCGAGCAGGGTTTTACACTGCCCGACAACTGCCTGCGCGACGCGCAATACAAGGGCATGGGCGCGGATCAGATTTACGCCCTGCTTGATCGCAAGAAACAAGAGCAACAGCAGAACGGCGACGGGCAAGACGATCAGACGGGCGGCGAGCAACCCGGCCAGGTCGTTGCCCCGCAGCCGGGCGACGAAAACGGCGAGCAGGGTGGCGACGCCGCAGAAGAGATGACCGCGACCGACTGGCAGATTGCCACCGAACAGGCGACGGCGATCGCCAAGAAAGCGGGCAGACTTCCCGGCGACGTCGATCGCGCCGTGAAATCCTCGCGAGAGTCTGAGACCGATTGGCGCGAAATTCTGCGCCGCTTTGTCGAGCAGACTGTCCCGTCCGACTACTCTTGGACGCAACCCAACCGACGTTACATTGCGGCGGGCATCTACCTCCCCGGTACCGTCCGCGAGAATATGCCCCGCCTCGCGATCGGCATCGATACGTCTGGCAGCATCGGCGCGCGCGAGTTGAATCTGTTCGCGTCTGAGTTGACCCAGATTCTCCACGAGGCGCGACCGGAAGGCGTTGACGTCTATTACTGTGACAGCGCCGTCTGCCACGCCGAGAGTTTCAGCCCTGACGATCCCGAGATCACCTTGGGCGCACACGGCGGCGGCGGGACGGCATTCCAGCCCGTCTTCGATCGCGTCGCAGCTGACGGGACCGAACCCGCCGCGCTCATTTACTTCACTGATCTGGAAGGACCGGCGCCCGTCGAGCCTGGCTATCCAGTTCTGTGGGTGACGACCGAGGCGAGCAGTCTGCGCGGCCCGTTCGGCGAAACCGTGAGAGTGAGGGTCTAAGGCGATGATTGACATCCAAGAAGACATCGCCGACCACATGAGCCGTTCGCGACGCGTCACCGCCGCTCTGGCGCTTGTCGCAAATCTGCCCACCGAGGATATCGAATTTGTCTTGGAGCGATATCCAGACGCCGTCGACTGCGCGTTCCACGACTTGCTGAACCCAGAGCCGCAACCAGCGGCAAGAGGAACAAAATGACAAAAGAGATTCTCGAAATCTTGCAATCCGATATCTACACCGACGCGCCCGAGTATGCAGCACGCATCGCCACATTGAAACAGTTTGTGGCGACGATCACGTTCGCGAGTGAGGAAGAAATCACCCGCGCGCGGCGCGATTACAAATACGGCTCGAACGTCAACATGGATTTCGACGCCGAGTGCCGCAGCAGTATCGCCGACGATGGCATTTGGGTGCAGGCGTGGGTCTGGCTCGACAAGGAAGCACGCCAGTGCAGCAAACTGTGGTTTGTTGCTGGCGGTCGCGTCGAACGATCCTGCGGCGAAAATGCCGAGTTCGTCTGCGCAGAATGCGGCGAGGCGCGCTGTACAGACCATAACGATCTTTCGTTCGTCGAAGTCGACGGGCGTGTGTTGTGCGAAGAGTGTAATCAGTAAATCAGAGCCGCTACCAGCGGCAGGAGAAACAATATGACGAAGCAACTGCCTGACGTATCCACCATCCGCCAACTGCTGCGCATCACCGAAGCGGATACAACGCCCACGCCCACCCTTGACGCTGCCATCCCGCGCGACGCGATCGAAATCCCGTCTCGCAAGTACGTGATTGTCAGATTGCAAAACTGCGATGGTGAAGACACCCTGATCGCCATCGAAGGTGGAACCAACTACGCTATCGGCGTCGTCGGCAGCGACGGCGTCGTCGACTTGATCGACATGAGTTATCGAAGCGTCGAAGAGGCCAAGGCGGCGTGGGTCGAGGTCGACGGCAAGCCGACGATCGATCAGAACTGTAAATCGTGGACTGCGCAGCTGTCTCACAGATTGAAGGCGTAGATGACGCGCAAACAAGCATTGGCTGTCATCACCGCAGGCGTGGCCGAAGAGGGCAAGATGACTGCCCGGCTGATCGGTGTCTATTGTGAAAACCGTATCAGTCTGGCGGCCATGCAAGAGGCTGCCGATCGAGGCCTGGCAATTTTCCAGAAACGCCAACAGGGCAAGACAGATTTCGAGAAGTGAGCCGCAACCAGCGGCAGGAGAAATGAAATGGGAAACGCTGTTCAAACGTCGATCGATCTTGGGGAAGCCCGTCAGAATGGGTTCGATTTCCCCGTCACCCTTGCAGAGAAGTATCAACCGCGCGTGCAGGACTTCGTCGGCCTCGAGGAGCCCAAGCGCGTCATGTTGGGCCTCTTGCAAAAGCCGAAGCCATGCGCCCTGCTCTTCGTCGGGCCGCCTGGATGCGGCAAGACTACGATGGCCATTCGCTTCTGTGAACAATTGCCAGCTGCTCACCATCACATTCGGGCGCAGTCGGCTGACGTCGCGACTCTCGATCGCATCTGGGAAGATTGTCAGTATTACCCACGTCGCGGGAGTTTTCACGTTGTTCATGTCGACGAGGTCGACGGGGCCACCGATAAGGCGCAGTTGCAACTGTTGTCGCGCATGGACGGGACCGCCTGTCTCAAGCCCATGTATGGCGGTGGTTTCGAACGCGGCGACGTCCCGCCCATCATCTACATCTTCACGTGCAATGGGCGCATGGTCGACGGCCAGATGCAACCGCCGGCTGAACTCTTGCCGCGATTCTTGAGTCGCTGTCTGAAAGTCAATTTCGACGCGGTCACCCAGAAGCCACTCGCCGCCTACTTGAAGCAGGTATGGGCCAAAGAGGGTGGACCGCGCCACTACTCCAGTGAATACTTCGAACATCTCGCCGCTGGCATCGGGGTGCGGGATGCGCTGATCCGTCTTGATTCTGAACTCCTCGCCCCGCGATCGAGCGCAGACATTAAACGAGTGCTCGGCGCCGCCAGGGAACTCGCCATCCAACGCGAAGAGACCAGGACAAAAGAACTTGCTATCCTGAATGCTCAACTCGGCGATCGCCAGTCGGAGAATACCTGCGAACACAAAAACGCCCCGCATCACAGCCGCGGACTCTGTGTTGAGTGTTATCGTAAGTTTCGCCGTGGGCAGCGAATTAGGCGTCGCGCTCACGTTTGATTTTCGGCAAGGTGCTGCGTTTCTCTGCGCCTCCGAGACGTCCCGGGTGGTACCGGGCAGGCCGGGCGTAAGACGGCCATAACTCCCATGACTCTGAGCAACGAAAACTATCGAGAGTACGCCAAGACTGCGCCTGCGGTGCGACGTTACGTCAATTCGCCAAAGGCCAAGGCGCGTCGAGAGAGATATAGAAAGTCTCCGAAGGGAGTGGCGACCGAGGCGCGTTCCAGAGCGAGTCGGAAACGGGTGGCGAAACAACTTATTAACGTCGCCAAAGATCGACCTTGTGCTGATTGTGGAAAAAGATTCCCCCTGTGCTGCATGGATCTTCATCACGCGAGGGGTGTCAAATTGTTCTGTATAGGCGCAGAGCGACATCGAAGCAAGCAGGCACTCATTCGCGAGATCGCAAAATGCGATGTGCTCTGTGCGAACTGTCATCGTATACGCCATGCGAAATGAAGCCGCTACCAGCGGCAGGAGAACATTGTGAAGGCTCTTTCGATCCGCCAGCCATGGGCGAATGCCATTTTGCTCGGCAAGGACGTCGAGAATCGCTCGCGTTACTTTAGTCACAGAGGTCTGTTGCTGATCCACGCCAGCAAGAAAATCGACGTACCGGCACAGCGCGATCGCCGCATCCTCGATCTGCCTGCGAACGAACTCGTCTTTGGTCATCTGATCGGCGTTGTCACGTTGATCGATTGCGTGCGCACGTCGCGCTCGCAGTGGGCCGATGCCGAGAGCGAGTGGAAATTGGTTCTCGCGAATCCCCGCGCCCTGTTGCGACCGGTTCCCTACAAGGGACAGCTGAGTATGTTTGATGTTCCGCATCGCCTGTTGCGTGACGTCTTGCCGCGCGGCATTGAGGCTGAGATCGCGCCTGGCCGTCTGTTCTAGTCCTGTCGTACTTCCATCACTCTTTCGCCGCAGAGATCGCCCAGGAGAAAGCCGCCGCGCGGGCAGTATTCTTCCGCGAGTCGGCAGTATTCTGCCGCTCGTCGACGTGCCTCGATGATGTCGTCTTCATTCATGCCGCTTGCAGCAGGTTGACGGCCTCGTCCTTGGCCATGGCGGCGCCGACGTATTCAAAGACTGCGCAGGGGCGCCCACCGAACCCCTTGTGACTTGAGATTGCCGATGTGGCGCCCGCGCGCGGCGAGAACGTGCCAGCCCTCTTGTCGAGTCGCCAATTCGCCGCGTCATGCACGAACGATCGCACAAGAGAGGGATGCGCCGGGTAGGTATGAAACCGTTTGCCGATGCCCTTGTTTGCCGCGCCCAACTTCTCTGCCAGGATCATCGCCAGCCCGAGGCCTTGCCAGTCCGGTAATGTAACCAGCCGTGACAGGCCGGTGATGTTCTTTGCCGTCGCGTGCGGTCGATGCAGGCAGCCGGCGAAACTCGCGATTTGATCTCCCACGTAAAGTCCGAAACACCGCGCGGCCTTGTGCAGACTCGCCGTCAAATAGTGAAACGGAGCGAATAGCTGCCAAGCCTCATACGTGACCCGCTGGATTGAAACATCGAGACTTGGTCTTCGTTGAAGTTTCCCCCTTGCCACGAATCGCATCGTGGCAGGCTCAAGGATCCAATCGGGCTGCAACCAGTCGACGATGTCGAAATGGCAGCTGGCCGCGACGAATTGTTTGCCGAGTTTGCGGACTTTCTTCTGTACCGCGTGGGCGCCGATCTGCGCCACCTGGCGATCGACGACGCTCGTAAACTCGTCCATCACGATCGGATTGTCGCGAAGCACTCGCCGCGCCATCTCGACTCGGAATTTTTCGCCGTTGCTGAGAACCGCATAGGGCCGCATCCAGGCGGGGATCGTGTTGAACCCCACACTTGAGCACGTCTCGGAAATTTCCTGCATAGTGCCGACTTCGAAATTGTCGATGACCGACTTGCTATTCCATTCGAGCGGCACGTCATGGCCGGGAAAAAGATACTTGAGAATCTGAGACTTCCCGCACCCGCTCGGGCCGACGATCAGGCCGACGTGCCAGTCGAGCTTCTCGATGGGGACGTCGCCCTTCCATTCCAGCTTGCTCGTGTCCTGGGCGGGGACGTCGAACAGTGCTTCTAGTTGCCGGATGCGCACGGACCGGTGGATCTTCGCGGGGATTACGAGATCAATAGTCGGCATTGGTAGTTTTCTTTCTCCAGGCGCTCCAGCAGTGCGACCTGTTGCTCTTCGGTCTTGCAGTCGACAATGACGGAGTAGGTCAAATTCTCCTCCATCGTCTGCGCTTCCTTGCCCTCACCAGCGGCGAAACTGACCTGGTGCTTGGCGAGCTCCTCGGTTGAGAAGTAGGGCGTGAGATCGATCTCTTTGCCGATCGCGCTCAAGGCCTGCGCATCCCATGCCAGGTTAAGTTCGGCGCTGCGGTTGTCGGCGATCGCGAGTTCTTTCGCCTTCTTATCCTGCTTGAGATCGAGGTCAATGCGTTGGACGGCAATCAGCTTCGTGCCGTCGGTCTGGATGACCTGAATATTCTTGATGCCAGCCTTGAGGGCATTTTCGGCCGTTTTGTTTCCGGCGATGATTCGCCCCTCGCGATCGAGCAGGATGGACCGGCCCGCGCCGAGTTCGCGCAGGCTCTTGCTGATTACGCCCTTGCCTCGCTCTGTCCCCTTGTTCGCGTTCCGGTCATCCGGTATCAGATCGCTGATCTTGCGGATGGTCTTGGCGGCGGCCCGCGCGGGCGCCGTCGACGTCGCAGCCTTGGATTTAGCCATTTACACCCCCACCCTGCATTTCGCGAACGCGTGTATGGACC